GTTGACCGCCTAAGAACAGGACTTGTGCTGTTGGGAATGGGTTATCTATGTCGCTAATCACATTATCAAGCAATAATGCCTGTTCTCCTGTTAATGGCGGTAATTGAAGCTCTACTTTGTCTTTGATAGCTACGATTGTGCCTACCATTTCGCCATAGTCGTTCCTGCCTGTGTTTTTAGACCATATCTTATTTCTACTGTATGTGTAGCCGTTATATGCTACTGGGAATGTCACTCCCTCGATAATTACAGCACTTATCATTCAATCGCCCCTTTCTGCCTAAAAATTGGTAACAAAAAAGAACATATCATCTCTGATACGTTCCCTTAGTTTTATATATTTATATTTTCAAGTTGTCCCTACCACTAACATTTTATTTCAATACCCATTTTGAATTTTTATTTATTAAGTTAATTAAACAGCAATATCTTCAATAAACATATTGCCTAAATAAAATAAGTGAAATTGTAATATGTTTGTCCTTGATTTGCCTTAATTTCGGTATCACTATAAATTTGTAATGCACCATTAGGTGTCAATTGTCCATATGCCACAAACCCCGCCGGATTATATACTGTGACCGGAAATTTTATAGTTTTACTCGGTCTATATTCCTTAGGCAGAGTTGCGACTGTTGTCCAGCTCCTAATTGCTACAGTATTGGTTAGTTTAGCCGGCATTATATTTACCAGTGCCAAAGCAGGTGCGTATGTTATGATAGCATTTTCGTACGTTGTTGTTGTATTGTTGTTCAGCTCGCTTATCATATCGTTATTATTCTTAATCCCATCTTCCATATGATTAAGTCTGTCTGGGCTTATTGGAGTACCGCCACTAGTGCCAGCTTTCCACGCTTGCTTTATGTATTGTATAAAATTCATAGTAAAACCTCACTTTCTAAGCACACAAAAAGGACACCTCACGATTAAGTGAAATGTCCTTGTCATTTTGCTATTTATTTGCTATTATTGGTATGAGTTAATTTGCATTCACTCATACGTGCTAATCAGAACAGGTCTACCCAACTTGTTCTGTTTTTTATTTATCTATTTTGCAATTATTAAGTATTAAAAACTGTCCTTTTTGAACTGTGCAATACGTCTGATTGTCAAAGTTATCATTGCTTACAATGTGACTTTGCCTTAAATCATCATAGATACAATAATACCCTCTTGATGATGTAGCTATTAGTTTGTATTCTCCTGGTTCTATGTCAATTCCAACCTCTAACATACAATTATCAAGAGTAGTTTTGGTTGTGTAATACTGTCTGAATTCTAAAAGAGGTATCGCATTGCACTTGTTTAGTTCAAGATATTCTCCATCTTCTACACTTATCAACATATTGCCTTTGAAATTTTCATTAAACTTTATTTTGGTTTTATTGCTGTCTGCATATACGCCAAAATAAGCTGAACCTTTGCTTGTTAATGACTGCAAATAGTAATCGCCGTTTGGAATATCTTTACCCACTTTGTAAGTGCCTGCCTTATATTTTGTCAGTTTATCATATGTATCTTGTGTTGCCTTTCGTATTGTAGCCGCCGTGGTTTTTTCAGTAGCTTTTTGTGTTGTAGTTGCAGGCTGTGTATTTGCTATTGTTTTATTATCGCTTTCAGTTATATTATTAATAATAAATAACGCTGTAACAAATACTATTCCTGCCAATACTGCAACCACTATCTCCTGTGGCTTCTTTTTGTTATCTTTTTCATTCATCTTGGTACATTCCTTTTATTAAAAATCTAATGTAATTAAAATTATATATTACCAAAAAATCAGCCCACATCTGTTACACACAAACCTATGTTGTGAATAAGTTCCGCCCTGTTGCTTAATCTTCTCTTTCTTATTAACCAGCGTAAACGGTCTAAACGGATTCAAATTAACGGTATATCTTGTCTTAGTTTTCTGTGGTACAGTTGTTGTAATCTGTGTGTGAGAGCAGTCCCAACTGCTACATCTTGGACAATATACTTCAACTAAGCCGTTTTCTGTCGCTCTGTACACTCCTTTAAAGTTAGGATTTAGTGGGCGTTGAATTTGTGGTTGCTGTTTTTTCTTTATTCCTAATACTTCCAGCATTTTATATAAGCCTTTTTTTAACATATACATTCCCCCTTATCTTTAGTACTTTAAATATATTCTTTTATTATTTATTTGTCAATTAATAAGGGAATGCTGCTTGCCCTGTCATATTAGTGTAGTTATTAGCTTTATCCTGTACCATTGCAAACAATTTATCAGCGTCACCTTGTAGTGTTATGTTTACATTGTTGTTAGCTTCTGACATAGCCGCCACAACTGCATTGTAAACCGCTGGATAAACTGCATTAGCAATACCTGTTGTGATTTCCTGCTGATTGGCTACTGCTGTTCTTCCGTCCATAGTACCAACCATTTCGGGTGCTACTTCATTAGCAACGAATAACTGTCCTTTGTTTGGAAAGCCGCCATTTGCATACCAATCAACACTTATCTTGGGCACTTGAGGTGGCACAAGACTAAATTCGCCATCAATATCGAAATGTGGCGTTTTTATATGTGGGAAGCTAAGTCCTAAGTTGTCCCACCAATCTTTGAAATTATACCACATATCTCTTACTTTATAAAAAAAGTTCTCAACGGCTACTGAAATTTCACTAAGGGATGGTTTGCTATCCCACCAATTAACTACATTATTCCACTTATCTTGTATGCCTACTCTTATTCCATCTGCCATATCACGCCATCTATCTGCCGTAAAGTAAGGTGCTACGTGATTATTCCACCAATTGTAAATTCCGGTTGTGCTCCACCAAGAAGAAAAATCAGACCATTTATCTTGTAGACTTGACTTGAAATTATCACCCAAGTTGTTCCATTTATCTTTAGCAAACCAAGGCGTAACATCATTATTCCACCAATTATATATACCTGTGCCACTCCACCAATTATTGAACGAAGTCCAACTATCAGTTAAGCTGCCCTTTGCGTTATCTCCAAGAGATTGCCATTTTGCTTTTGTAAAATAAGGTGCTACGCTATTGTTCCACCAGTTGTATATTCCTGTGCTACTCCACCAGTTATTAAAAGAAGTCCAGCTATCTTGCAAGCTATCTTTTGTATTATCTCCAAGCGACTGCCACTTCGCTTTAGTAAACCAAGGCGTAACATCATTATTCCACCAATTTACGATTGCTGTATTATTCCACCAATCTGTAATTTCATTCCATTTTTCTTGTGCAGCTATTTTTATATTTTCTATGCCATCTTTTGCTTTTTTTACATATTTACTATCATCTATGCTTGCTGAAAATTCCGTAATAAATTTAAGTGTAAGAATTCCGCCCGGAATAACCAAAGAAGCCAAAATTCCTGCAATTCCCCATTTGTCGTATATCTCCTGGTAAGCACCCCATATTAATTTTATTGCTGATACTCCTAAGTCAATTGCTAGGTCCAAAATTTTTACAGTTATTTTTCCTAAATCTATACCTTCAATAAACTTTATTATATTTCTTCCTAATTGTTCCCAATCAACAGAACTAACAAATCCATCTGCAAAATCCAAAACATTGCAAATAGCTTCTGTAATTGCTTCTCCTGTTTTTTTCCAAGGAAAAGCATTTATCCCTTTGTTTATTTGTTTGCCTGCGTAAGTACCTATTCCGTACCAGTCACCCTTTTTTATGGCTTTTTCTATTCTATCAGCCCAAGCAACTGCCGAATTTTCCATATTGGCAAATGCTTTATTCCACGCCGCTTCATATTCTGCCGCCGCCTTAGCAATATCATCTGTCAAATCAATAGTGCTACCGCCACCACCACTTGAACCCTTGCTTGAGCTTGTATCATCCTGTAATTTATTAATTTCATCAAATCCCATAAGGGATAATGTAGCTTTCTTAGCTGAATCAGCTACATCTTTGTAGCCGTCTGAAATATCTTCTAAGCCATCTGATGTGTCTTTATAGCCACTTTGTCCGAAGCTCTCAAAGTCAATCTTAACGCCCATTAAAGAAGCGAGATTGACTAATAATCTTTTGATTGCAATAGTTACTCCGTTTACTATTGGCATAACCTTTGAAAGAATTGGGATAAATAGCTGTCCTGCTACCATTCCTACCTCTTTCATATTGTTGCTGAACTGGCGTAACATATTTGATGGGCTGTTAATCGTGTTGGCTAAATCGCCCCAAGATACTTTTGATTGGTCTAATATTGCTAACACTCTTAACTGTTGTTTTTCCATCTGTGTCATTTCAGACACCGACTTAGAAATGCCTAAGTTGTAAGCATACGTCGCTAATGTAGCATTGGTAATATCAATACCATACTTGTACAATGCCCTCGATTGTCCGATTAAACCGCTTTGTAAGTTCTGTGCTACTGTTGAATAGTCCACATTGAAAAGTGAGCTTATATCGCCCGCAAGCATTGTCATTGACTTTGTTATAGCCGTTGTTGCTTCGCCTGTCTGTCCTAACGAATTAGTAACAGAAGCTAACTGTGAAGCATACTGTGTTACTTCTTGTATGTTAAGTCCTAAGTTCTTTGCTCCGCTTTCTTCAAGCAAACCGCCTTGAACATTAACTTTTAAACCAGACAGCTTTCCGAGAGTATCGTTTACTCTGCTTTGGAAGCTCTCTGCATATGCTGTTGCGTTATCATATCCGTACTTTTCGTAATCTTTATCCCACTCTGAACCAATCTTGCCAAACGCTACCGCTTGATAGTTGAATGCTTCAATGTAATCTGTTGTTGACTTAATTGCTTCTATAAGTTTCTTACTGCCACGAATTACCATAAAATAAGTGGCATAAAACTTACCTATCGCACTTGCTAAGTTCCAACTGCTTCTAGTTGCTGTCCTAGCACTTGTAGACACGCCATACAGTGACTTTTGAAGTGAGTTTGAAGAAGTACCCACCTTGCTACCTTGACTAGCAAGATTAGCCAATGCGTTAGTCATTTGAATAACGTTCTGACTTACTGTTGGTGCTCTTGATAGCGTTGTCATTAAGCCATTTAAAGCATTACCTAGCTTTGGAATGTTTACAACGGCATTTTCAATACTTTTACTGCCTAGCTTACCAAGTGACTTTGCAAATTCTGTGACCTGTGTTGCATTTTGCGGAATAGCTGATATGCTTGCAACTGCCTTTGTGACAGCTTGAAGTGATGTAGCTGTGTTAGTTAGTGCAACTGAATCAACAGAACCTATCTTTGTGATATTCTTGGCAAGCCTTGTAAAATCTGCTGTTCCTGCGTTCATATTCTGCATAGCGGAACCTAACTGACTAACACCATTTGCAAGACCGCTTAGTGATGAACCATTCACAGTTGCAAGTGATGTTGATAGCCTTGTAAGTTGATTTATCAGCTTATCTACAGAATTGATAGCTTTAGTGGCAGTACCGGTAATTTTGACTTCTAAACTGTCTAATTCCACGCTTTATACCTCCGGCTTATCATTTTTAGGGTGTGTTAAATCCCAGTTTGCTTTTCGTATTTTCATATTCAAAACAAACTCTTCTCTCTTTCTTTGTATTTCATCTTTGCTATTCTCTTTTTTGTTAATATCTCTATAAATAGGCTTGTCTGGGTATTCAAGCTCGCCTTTACCCCAAGCACCACTTCTAACACCTATCTTGATTGCTGGGAGTATGTAACTACCTATCGCAAGCCATATATCTGAATCTATTCGTTGTCTTTCAAGTTTTTTACCCTCTACAACCGCCCATAGCTTTTTGGGTGTCATTTTAAGAAAGTCTGAATAACTAACGCCTAGTGAACTGGCTAAAACAAAGTATTCTTCCCATATTATTTTGTGGAAGTCTGCTTTTTCTTGTGGTCCTGTGGAACTACTGCCGGCTTCTTCTGCTCCTGTGCCGCTTCTTCCACATTGTTCGCCATTTCCTCTAACATCGTTGTTATCCCCGACAGCTCGAAAAAACCATCATCTTCCATCGCTTTCTTGATTTCTTCAAACAATGTTCTATATCCGTAACTCTTATCTGTCTTTCTTTTCTCTGTAATATATGCCCTAGTGAGTTCCTTTGCTTCATTCATAGTTACAGGGTTATTGTCAATACAGCCTGCATAAATGGCTAAAATGCAAATCTCCGGCACATCTGCTGTCATATTCGCTAATCCATCAAAAGAAGCCTGTGCAACATTCTTATCTGTCTGTGCAAGCAAATAAGAGCCATTCACGACAGAAAACATTTTCTGCACTATCTCTTTGCACTCTGCCGCACCAAAAGAGAACTCAACTTTGTATTCATTTCCGTTTACATTAATATTCATCATAATTTTTACCCTTTCCCACCCTATCGTCCATATAGGGAAAGGTGCGGATTTTACACCGCACCTACCTTTTGAAATAATTATTCTGTTACATCATCGAGATATGATGTGTAGTCGGCTGTTTTGGCGTTTTCTGTGCTATTCGACACAGCCTTTTTTGATTTAGTCGAATAGCTCATTATTCCCCCGATGTTGGGGTTACTGCTGTATCTGTTCCTACCATATCCTCAATAATAAGGTTGATAGCCATTGTAAGAAGTGAATTTTGCTCCTTGCCCGTAATTGGTAACTTTGAAGGCGGCTGTGCAACAAAGAACTCCGCATCTGATATACCCGGAGTAATCTCTTGAAACCACATTCTCTTTCCATCAGTTAAAGCCTTATATTCTGTAATAAGGTCTTTCCACTCTTTGATTGTAGCTTCCGTCTTATTAACTGTTACCGCAACTGTATCTGTAACTGTATCTCTACCTGCAATGTTTCTTGTCTGTAAATCTTCAAGTGCTGATGCATCTATAGCCTCTGGGGTTACTGTAATCTCATCAATAGAATTGATTCTATGAAGAAGTTTAAACGCTGTTGGTTTAGTACCTGCTGTAGTTTCAACACCATAACTAAACGTGATTCCCAGTGCGCTTAATCCTGCTACTGTATCTGCCATATCTTCTTACCTCCTAAAAATTTGCAAAAAAATAAGAGCATTTCTGCTCTTTGTTACAATAATCTGTCATTTGCTCCGATTAACCGCCTAAATCGTGCGGTACTCTTATGTACTTTATTACTGATTGAGAACTCTGGCATTGCATTGCCTTGAAATCTCATTGTTTTAAATGTATCTGTAATTTCTGCCATAACCTTGTGACAGTCAGACTTGCTTGTGTTAGTGGTAACATCTACTTGAAATGTCGCTAACAATGCGTTAATTGTCTGTCCGTCAAGCGTTTGTCCTTGTTCTACTGCTGGCAGTAAATGAATGTATACTGTTGGGAATACTGCTTGACCGCTGTTTTCCCCCTCGTTGGTTATGGCTATCTTTGGGTATGTTTTCTTTAATTGCGTTAGGGTTTTAGCCTTGACAAGTGCTGTGACTGTGTTTTCAAGGTCTATCGCCCAATCGTTTGCATTTGCCATTAACTAAACACCCTCCTTGCTACCTCAACATATTTCTGTATGATTTCCATATCAGCCTTATAAACAGGCATTTGCGCTTCTACGCCGTGTGTAAGAACCAAGTTTCCGTCATCATCATAGTAACCCCACACTTTTTGTACGCCGTGATGTTCGCCGTATGAGCCTATAACCATACCATTAACAACGCCCTTTGGGTGCTTGCTACTTCCAGCTACTCCATTGTAAAAAACGCCAGCTCCGAACTCTATAAACATAAGTTCTTTGCCCTCTACAATTAATTTTGCTTCAACATATTCTCCTGCGGATTTCATTTCAACATAACTGTGATGGCTTGTATCTGAACCGCTGCGAACACCTTTCTCATCATATGTATAACTTGCTTTTGCCATATTTTCATCAATGACAGGTATTCCAACTTCTGCAAGTTCTTTGACAAGCTGTGAAGTTTTTTTGATAAGCCAATTCTTATACTGTTGTAGCTGTCTGATAGCTTCATTTACGGACGTTTCAGACAAGGATATATTAATTGTATGTCTTGCCATAGATGCACCTACTTTACAACTGCTTTAAGCATATACTTAGTTGAATATAATGCTGGCTTAATGCCTACAATCGTGAAATCTGCCGATGTTTCATCAACAAGTCCATCAGATGTGTATGTAGGCTTGCTATCAAGCCAGATAAGGTCGCCTTTTTTCAAAGGGTACATTCCTTTGTCTGTTAGTAAAACCGCGTCAAAATCGGCTGTATCAAAGCCGTATTCCTTGGTCTGTGCTTCTCCGCCGCTGAATGATATGTTTGCTTTGAAATCGACCGGCTCTGAAAAACCTGTTTTCTCTTCAAGAACTTTGGGTATCTTATTTCCCTCATCATCAAGATAAGGAATGAAGTTGCCATCTGTGTCGGTATATCCCTCATATAGAATATTGCCGTCTTCATCTCTTTCATAGATGGTTACTGTCTGTCCTTGAAGTGAATACTTCATAGCCTGCTTATTAATGTCAAGCATTGTTCTTTACCTGCTTATAAATCTGATTAATGCCTGTGCTTGATAATCCGGACACAATTCCTACTGCGATTGCATTAAGAATGTCATTTGCCGGAAAGTCCGGTATTACATACATACCTACAACGCCTAAGATACCGCCTGCAACGCCTACGATTATAGGAATGTAATTATCCTTAATGTGTGGGATTGCCTTAGCTCCTAAGCCTATCAGATATGTAATTACAACGATTGCGACTACTGTTGATACTGATGTTATATCCATTCTGCTATACCTCCTTATCTTCATTAAGTCGTGCTTCCAATCCGTCTATTCGGTGGTGTGCCGACTTTACACTTTCCTCAACCTTAATAATCCTGTTATCGTGAGAATTAAGTTCTTTTCTCATTTCTGTAACTTCATTCTTTATCTCTGTTGTATTGCTTGATATTGTGTCAAGTTTCATATTTATGCGTGTATTTTCTTTTACACGCTCTGTAAGTTCTGCATTGTCAGACTTTTTGTTGTTCTTAAGATTAAATCCCAACGTAAACAGTCCGAAAAAGACGGAAAAAGCAACTGAAATAATGCTTATAATTACTGCTATTGGCATTGATATACCGCCTTTCATAATTAATAATGGCACACTGCCCACCACCCTTAATGTGTGCCGCCTGCTACCGTATTGGTAACGCACAATCTTCTTTAACTTTCTGTAATGCCATTTAGGCTGGATATTATGTTATATGGCAAAGAGTGGGTATTTTTTTTAAAATACTTTCCCTTTTAATCCATTCCCTTGTTATGCCATTTTCAGAAACTTTCTCTGAAAAAGAAGCTCCATTTTGTTCTAAGTCATAGTCAACCAGCTCAATTAAAACAAACTCAAATTCTTTGAAGTCTTTTTCAATCATTTCTTCTGTGTAATTTTTATAGTGTCTTTGATTAATACACTCTTTTTTATCTCTCTCAATGAGAAGTTCTAACTTGGTTGTATCTTTATCAAAAACAACAATATCAGAACTTGTTCCATCATCATTTTCAATTTTTTCTTTATGTGCATAATCGTGGCTAATAGCCACATGTTCTAATACTGTCATTTCCATAACCCAACTCCTGTTATAACCCTAATTTCTCAATTAACAGTTCTTTAAGTTCTGCTCCTGTAAGCTCCATTGCGTTCTCAATACCTTGTTCTAAGGCAAGTGTCTGTAAGTCCGCTGTTGGCATACGCTTAATAGCTGTCTTTGTGTAATCGCTTGTAGGTTGAACAGGGAATTTGTCCTGCTCTTCCTCATACTTAAGCTCATCTCCATAAACAGCTTCCTGTCTTACATTATCTGCTGTTACTTCTTCGCTCTGCTTTGCGGCGTTGATTTTATGTCGTCTTAATAACATATAAACACCTCTTACTTTCCGAACTTAGCAAGAACAACCTTTGAATCGTTGCTTAAGACTGCTGTATAGTGTTCATCGCCAGAGATAACAGTTGTCTTTGCAAGAATATCTCTGTCCGATTCAATCTCAACGCTTCTCTTCATATAGATTGTAAGTGCGTTCTCTTCCTCTGACACGCCATCTGCACCTGTGTCCTCGTTAGGGTCTTCTGCTGACACGATAACAATCGGACAAGCGTAGAACTCTGTTGTAACAGCCTTTAACTTGCTACCTACCTTGATTTCCTTGTCCTTTGGCTTAAGCGTATGTGCAAGTGCTGTGTCAAGATGAACATTAGTTGCATCCTCGCTTGTTGTATCAGCTACAACATTGATTGTTCCTGTTGAATCATCAAGTTCATACTTAACCAGCTTAACTTTCTTAGACTTAACAACCTGTGCTCCTGCGATAGAACCGATAGTGCCATTCATAATTACGTTAAGTGGGTACTTGTCATTGCTCTTGAAATCAGCGTCATTAAGTAATGTGGCTTCCTGTGCCGGATTGATGAATAATATCTTTGTAAGTGATGAATCTGATTCATCATCAAACTTGCTATTAGCCGCTACAACTGCTGAATAGCTGATAGGTGCTGCTGTTCCATCGTGATCAATAGGTGCTGTGCAAAGTGCGTCATAGCTGTCATTATCAACCTTTGCAGCGATTGACATAGCAATCTGATTGATAGCTGTACCAAGTGGGTCGCCATAACCAGATAACACTGATTCGTCTGTAAGTTCTACTGCCTTACCTGCTTTCTTAACCTTTGCTTCTGTTGTAGATGTTGTAAGTACTGTTGTACCCATAGCAACACCTTCTGCTACATCCTGTGCATCACCTATATAAGCGTATTTTGGGACAACAATAGTGCTTCCCGGTCTGCCTACAAGTGTTGTATCAACTCTTGCAATAGGCGAAAACTTAATCTTCTTTGGTAACTTAGCTGATACCATATCAGCCATTACCTGTGGGTCTACTAAATTTGCTAACTTAGTCTGTGGCATAGTTTATTTACCTCCGTTTTCTACTCTGTGAACTTCTTATAAAGCTCTGGATTCTTATTTTTGAACTCCACTCTTTCGTGGTAATTCATCTTGTTGAACTGTTCCTGTGTTATCGTGCTTTCTTCTCCACCGCCTGCATTAATAGCCGGTCTTGATTTAAGCCACTCTGCCTTAGCTTCTTTAACCTGTCTTTGCACTTCATTAGCAATTACAGTTGCTATAAGGCTATGGTCTGCGTCTGCAACTGCCTCAATCAAAGAATCAATATCCTTTCCATCGCCTATAACTTTCTGATAAGCATTGACAGCTTTCATATGATTAAGCTCTTTACTCATGTTCTCGAACTTTTCAGCCTGCAACTTTTCAGCTTCCGCCTTTGCTTCCGCTTCCTGTTCTTCTGCTGTCTGCTTTGAGCGAAGTTCTTTCTTGTACTTAGCTGCTTCTGAACTGGCTTTGTCAGAAGCGTTCTTATACTTCTCTTTTTCAGCTCTTTCACTAGCAAGCTGTGCCATAAGTTCTTCTACGCTAGGTGTCTGTTCTTCGTTCTGTGGCTCATTATTAGTTGTTGGTTCTGTTGTTGTGTTAGTTACATCTGCCATAATTTCTTTACCTCTGCTTTCTGCGTTTTTTGTTGTTCTCTCAACTTCTTGCGATATTTGTATTGCCCTTTCTCTAGGGCATATAAAAAGCCACAAGGCATTTCTACCCTGTGGCTCAATATCAATTTATTTATCTGTTCTGCTCTTATCTATAACCGGACTATTTTCTGTCTGGTCTGATAAGTCTTGCATTGTGCGGTCTTTGTTAGGTGATTGTTCGCCTTCTCCACCCTCTGCTTGGTTCTGTGTGTCTTTGTTGATTATACTGTCTTGATATGCCTTAACCATTTCTCCGCTTCTCGCTACAACATCGTTAGGGTCATCAAAGAATGGAATTGCATCAACTGTATCTTTAAGGCTAAATCCGTGGCTTATCAATGTCGCCATAGCATTAACCTTGGTTGACATTTCATAAGTTTTTTGTCGCTTAATGTTAGGCTTTACATCTCTTGCCCTTAATTTAAGTAATGGGTTACTGCTATTAACATTGTTTGACAGCTTGATAGCCGCAAGAACAACTTTTATCTCTTCCATTTTGCAGCCATCAGTAATTAATTGCTGTTTCACTGCTGCTGTTTCGGCCTGCGACCAGCCTGTTGCATCTGACATTGCAACTCCTGTACTGCCACCGCTATTATCATTTCGTTGTGGCACATTACATTTCTGTAAGATTATCTGTCGCCTTGATTGAATATTATTAAGCATACCTGTGTAATCGTAATTAATTGCAAGTGGCTCAACTATAGGAGTTTTACCATCTGCTGATGTATAAGTCTGCATCCATTCTCCAGATTTTGGCTTTCTTACTTTTTCAGTGATGTGTGGCGTTCCATCTTTATCAATTGTTGTTTCCTGTTCAACCGGGAAATCAACATCGTTCGTATGCCATACCGCCTGCGTATTCTGTTCAACATCATTTGTAAAATCTGAAATGAGTAGGTTTAAGTTATCCATTTCAGATATTTGCCGTTCGAAACAGCCCATTCTATCGAATGACCTTGTATATTCAATAATAGGGATTTTATGTAATGGATTCTCTTCCCCACTTCTCTCTAAAAATCCCCATTTTGTTTTTCCTTTATTTTTTCCGTTAGTGATTTTTATTCCGTCGGTAATTTCATATCTCGTATCTTTGGTAAAACAAGTGTAATATCTGGTACCGCTGTGCTTATCTTTTATATATGTTCCAGCAAGAATAATCCTCTTATCACTATAAGCTGTCGACCTTACAATAAATGTTGTTCTTGGGTCTAATACATTATATGTAAAATAGCTTTCCCCATCCTCATATTCTGTGTTCACATCAATAAGGACATATCCAACACCACCGATTTCAACATATCTTGCAAGTTCCTGTTGCTTCTGCCTTGCATTTTGTGATTCGTAGCAACTGTTTAATTCCGCTATAGCTTCTGTGAGGTTAGAATCCTCATTGTCGCCGTTTTGAACTAGCGTTATAGGATTCCCCCACTTAAAGCCTAAATTAAACTCTGTGACTTCGTTAGCCACATTGTCGCAGCACTCACAGTCAATGTCCGGTCTGTAAGTCTTTGGATTCTTCCTAACTATTGGCTGTATTCCTGCATCATAATCAAGAAGAAACTGTATTCTGTTGGAATTAATATCATGTTCCAAAATTGCTTCACGCAAAATTGGTATTATATTGTCAGGTGTTATTTCTTTTGCACCTGTATAAATAGCAATTCTTCCTGTCTGCATTATCTACACCTCTAATAAAATGTCATACCGCTTGAACTTCTGCTTTGTGGTATTTCCTTAATTTGAAAATTATCATCATCGTTAGGCACATACCATATCCATTTGTGGCAATGCTTACACGCTAATTTATGTGTTCTTGGGTCTTTACTGTCTGCCTTAGTCAAAAACTTGTGGCAGTTTGGACACATAATTGATTTATCTTTATTCATATAAAAATTCATATTTCCACCTCATTGCATAACAAAAAACACCGCTACAATTAAGTAACGGTGCTTTTTTGATAAAGGATTGTTTTATGTTTATGAAGTTTGCTTTTGCTCAATATAATAATACAAGATTTTTTCGTCACAATCGTAACAACTTTTATTTTTTTTCAATAAATCTCTGAAAAGCCATTTTTACGCTACTTTCTGTGTTGCCACCTATGATATGTGCTATCTGAATCCAAGTCTTATTTTCTAAAAATCTAAGATTGATTATTCTTCTCATTCTACTATCGTCAACGCTTGCAATAAATTCTTCAACCTCATTGGTTTTTTCCAACAAATCATCTTCAAGCAACTGCAATGTGGCTTTTCTGGCATAAAGAAGTGTTTTCTTTCTGCTGTACTCTGGAAAGGGTATGCCTTCAATCTTGAAATGCTGTTTACCACCATCGCCGCCGCTAACAGAATCTATAACCATTTCTCCAGCTTCAATTTTGCCTATATCTCTTTCAAGCCGTTCTATCTTTAGTCTTACTTCTTTTACTTCTTCCTGTAAATCCGAATATTGCGATAAAACTTCCTTTGTTACCATAAATTCCCTCCTGTTATATTGGACTTGACATAATTACTGTCTTTTTTACTCTATTTCCTCTTTTCATTCTTAATGCAAAATTTGAAAAAACATCCGGTACATCATCGTGCAAATTTTTACCAGATACTGAATATTTCAATAACCAACTCATCATCTCTGCATAATCGCTCTTGGGTTCATATAGGCTTCTATCTTTAAACACAATATGTTGCAATACCCAACTAGAACATTGAAATATTCTTGCTTCTTTGTTTGTTTCAGTTGCAGTGTCTGATATATTGCATAACCAGCCTTTTTCTTCTACTCGTTTTCTGACTTCATTTGCAACTCTATCTCCGCCTTGATTAGCTTCAAAATCGCAATCTTGTATTTCGTTATCGACAATTAAATTTGCTGAATTTTCATATTGTTTTTCGTAATCTGCCGAATCGTTGCATATAGTATCAGTGCAGTAATACGTTCCCTCATATCCTTCAAATTCAACCAGGCAAGGAAACACATAAAAATCAGTACCAGAGGATTTCGTGTCACATTGTCCAGTAATTCTTTTAATTCGTGTTTTAGGAAGTTCTTTGTATCTCATTATTTTGTTTTCTGGATAAAGCAATCCCTCACGTTCTATTGGATCTTGCTTATAAAGGCATCTATAAGATATATCATCCATTGTCAGTGCTTGATCATTAAAAAATTCCACCGACATTCCATTATATTCATAGTCAAAATTGCTTTTCCCTGTTTTAGGGTCAATATCTGGAATCGAAATAATTTTTAGCTTTGGGTCGTTTCCATAAAGCTCAATAATATGTCCAATAATGTCTTTTGTACTCCATCTGGTCATTATAATTATTTCTTTTACTTGTTCGTTTAGCTTTCTTTGTTTTAAATCGACTCCATAAATTCTCCATATTTTTTCAAGAATTATTGGATTAAGTGCTTCTTCAATAGAGCCTATAAGGTCATCACAATATAAATAACGGTTAGTTCTAACCTTACCTGCGTTCTTAGCTCCTATTGATGAGCATTGAATACTTGAAAATGCTTTGTATTTGCCGAAATTAGCTTCTTGTGCCTGTGCATTTGTGCTTTGTAATGGTAAATTAGGGAAAATAACATTCCATTTATATTCTTTATCATCTGTTGTTATGTCAAGCACTCCTTTATAAAACTTTCCTGTAATTTCGTTGCTGTGAGAAAAGAAAAGGCTGTAATCTTTAGGGTGCTTGCCAATTATCCAAGAGCAAAAAAATTTTTCTAGTGTAGTTTTTTGCGTTCCTGGTGGCATAGAAATACATAATCTATTATATTTGCCGTCTTCCAAATCTTGCATAGCTTGAATAAGCCCGTATTTATTAAGCTGTTTCATTTTTGGCTGATAAAATCTTTCACTCTCTTCTCTGTCTTTTTCAAGATAAAGCAAATAGCTGTGAAATAAGTGTGGAGCTTCAAGCAATAAGGTATCAAAATATCTATTGACTAAATCATTGTCTATATTGTTGTTAAATGTATATTTTTCAAGTTCAAAAATATCTATGCCTATATCACGCATACAAGCCTTTTCTATGAGCTCTTTTGTCCTAGCCGTACATTTTAACATTGTGTCAATTTCACTCTCATTCTTGGCAAGCTGGCACACGTTGTAGTAGGTTTCTATGATGTTTTCATCTATTCCATTTTGGGATATGTATTTTTCGCAATCATCTATCAGTTGATTTAATTCAGAATTCAAGAAAAGCACCTCCACTTTTAAAAAGCAAAGGTGCTTATAGACCTCTGCCTATAATTTTTCTAGGGTAGCGGCTAACTTCGGTTGTTAGTCGGTAATATATTTTTTAAATCGTTGGCATTGCATCGCAACTAACCGTATGTAATTTTTGCAATAACGCCTGATAGTTTTCAATTACATAAGCCGCCGGAACTGTGTATCGTTTTATGCCATATCTCCCAGCGACTTCGTTTTCAATATAGCAGCCACTCCAATCATAACCTTCCATAACGCCAATAAACAAGTCTGCCTTTGCAAGTTTCTTCAAGCTTTCTCCAAGGAACCATATTGCCTGTTGGCTGTCTTTGGGCGGATTGTCCTCAATGTAGCTGTCGATAAGCTCTAATTCCTCGCCCTCGTATATTTCAGCAATCTTTTTCATCTTCTGAATACTTGCTTTGATTTCTTCCCTTGTTCTGCCTTTCATTGGCACACTTACAAATAACTTCTTCATGTTCTCAATCTCCTTTTCCATGTTTTATCAACCTTTATCTTTCTAAGGTCAGCAACTACGATTAGTCCGTAGTCGGTAATTGTTTTTATTCGCACTCTGAAAGTCTGTCTTTTATAAACTGCTCCAATGTACTAAAGCCTTTTGGCTTTTCAATTCCTTTTCTTGCAAGTTCTGCAACTATTGTTTCTATTTCTTCTTTTACCCCTTGATAGGCAATTTTCATTCCTAATTTTATTTCGTTCATTTGATTTCCTTTCATCGCAAACAATAGTCTGTTTCTTCTAATCCATCCGCTATTCTTGTCATTTCAATCTGTGTTCCGTTTTCGTCTCTTGTACCGACAGTTACACATCTGTCACAGCCACCACTTGGTATATTGCCAAGTCTTATTTCCGTTTTATCATCCTCAAACTTGTAACACTCACGCATTTTCTCAATGCAGTTATTCATTTCTGTTATTTTCATAATATCACTTCTTCCCCCATAAATTATCTGGTAATTCCTCGCCACCATAAATCTTGTTAGCGTATTTCTTAAATGTCGGTACGCTACAACCTGCTACTTTTGCCGCCTTTACTTGTGAAGCCTGTCCCGATATGTACAGGTTAATTGCTTCATAAAACTTATCTTTGTTTAGTGGGTGTACGCCCATAGCCATAATAATCACTCCTTTACATTTCTATAAATCTATTTGCCAGCTTGCCAAGATATTCAGCATTGGCAAAATGTGTTATTGAGTAGTTGGTGCTTTCTCTATGTTCTCTGATGAAATGGTCGTTAATCATTCTCTGTAAAACTGTAATGCCCTTATCGTCTGTTTCGTATATATCATCAGAATTGAAATGTCCGTGTTCTGTATCTGTGATAGTTGATAGGACAAAACATACATTCTTTAATGTCTTATCTGTAAGTATTGGGTGTACTTTATGGAAATAGATTTCATATAACTGCATATACATCTTAAATCCATCCTTAACGCAATCACATATAGCTAAATTAGCTATGTCGTTGTCACAGATGTTGTTGAACCTATCAACCATATCTTTTTCTTTAAGCAACATTTCATCTCTTGTGACCGCTCTTGCCGTCGGTTTCTCTGAAAACGATGTATGTACCTCTCCATCAATGTTAATTGATGTATTATCCTTATTAGTAATTTCTGAATTATAATCTCTGTTTAAGTAATCTATGTTAGTATTATCTGGTATTGCTTCGTCACTAGCTTGTGTTTGATTTTCCATTGGCTCATTATTGATTACGCACTCGTGCACAATGGTTTTTTCATTTTCTGGAATTTCAATTTTATAATCGCTTAATGGATAACCATTCTTTTTAAGGTCTTTTGCAATATTTACAAGATTTACCCTATATTGTAATGTTCTATCCCACTTATATTTAGGGTTATTTCGCTTTGAGATATAACCCATATTCACCAAATCACTGATATATCTTCTTATCTGGCTTGCAGATAAACCTAGCATAACCTCATCGGCTAATTCTTCGGCGGTTTTATATATCCAACCATAGAAAAGCTCTCTTTCCTCTTCGCCATTGCTCTTTGCAATCTCATTTTCTTTTTGAATAAACTTATCTGCATCCGATACTCTTTCAGACCAATAGATAAACTGATTGAGAATGATTGCTTTTCTATAATCGTTTGTTATTGATAATAAATCTTCTCTGATTACAGCCTTTTTAATTCTAACTTCCGCCATATTAAACACCATCCTTTCTACTGATTTTGTATAAAGAATGAAATTCATAATGACAATTAGGACATATCCTTACAATTTTTGTTCCACCCATTGATTTTGGTATTGGATAATGGTGTTCGTTTATAACATTGCAACCGCAACCACACCATTCGCATTTAAACTTACAATTATGTTTACTTTTTAAAACAATTTCTTTTGCTTCTTCCGGCTTTATTTTATCTGCTGTTATATAGCCTTTGTCGAGAAGAAAGCTTAAAGACCTTTGTATTGTTTTTATTGAGAAAAATGGTAAATATCTCTTTTGAACATAGGCTAAATCCTGTTTATTAAATAAATCAATGTTGTTTTCTTTTTTAGCCTTTTTGATTTCTGTATAGACTACTGAATTGTGTAATCCTATTTGTTCTGCCAATCCAATATCTACTTGCAGTGTGTTTTTTGAATTAAATAAATCTTTTACCGTCATAAATTACCTCCTACGAAAGATAATAAGAGCGTTCCGCCTTATTCGCTCAACTCTACGATTAACAATAACAACAAACAGGCAGTCGTAGTCTGCTTTTCGCTTCGTCAAGCTAGTTTGTTGTAAAGGTGAAAGTCAGAATCGAACTGACAATTGCAAATTTGTAGTCTGTTGCCTTACCATTTGGCTATTTCACCATATTGGTGGTTTTTTACTTGGTTATCACCACCCAAGGATTTTTTACTCAGCCGCAAGCGGCTCAATCCAGTTCCCTGTACTAAGTTTAACCGGTATATTGATTAGCACCTGCATTTCTCTAATAAACGCACTAGGGGTGTACTGGCAACATCGCCAATGGGGAAGAGAGGAATCGAACCTCTATTGTTTACCACTTGGGAACAGATTTACAGTCTGCCGCAACACCGCCAATCGTTGCCGCTTCTCCATATCGTTTTAAAAGACTAGCATTGTGAAAATGTTTCGATTAAGGTGGATAGTTGATACTGAAAAACAATGCTAGTCTTAATAGCAGTATAGGCTATGACACCTATAACAGGTCGTGGCAAAGCTTGGATGTCATTCTACCCGTGCAGTTGGGCTCAAAGAAAGTAGCTTCGCTCGCTGTCTATCCATACAGATAACTGCTGCACTATAGGTATAACTTAATTTTATTTGCGTATTTATAATACGCAAAACCTCACGGACTATCTGACAGTCCTTAACAGCTCTCGCTATGAGGTGAAAGGAGGACTTAATGCTAGTAAACCAATAAGTCCTGTAAAGGCACAAGTGTAATTAAACACTTGAACTACCCCTGTGGGATTCGAACCCACGCTAACGGAATCAAAGTCCGGTGCCTTGACCACTTGGCTAAGGGGCAATATGCTATTCTTTTGTTTCAAAGAGTACTGCATTTTTATTTGCTGTTTCAAGCTCTGTGAAGTTATCCTTGCCTTTTACAACATTTGGATTGCCATTACAGGCATTACAAGGCTTTTCACAATATAACTTATGTCTATGTTTGCACTGGTAACAGTGCTTATCCTGATTACCCATTATTTATCACCTGCCTGTCTGTGATTAGCTCTGTAAGTGTCAAAACCGTCCGGATAACGCGCTATAAGTTTATCTATGTTTGTCTGCATTACATCATCAAGATTAAAACCGCAAGCTTCACAAATCATAGCAACGTACCATAAAACATCGCCACACTCTTTCTTAAGATGTTCTAAGTCTATGCCTTTTTCGTGGAATATGCCCTTTTTAACGAGGTCTGATACTTCGCCAGCTTCACCAGTTAAACCTAAGACGCCATTAAGAAGTCCTGCTATGTCATTTATGTTGCTACACTTAGCATTGCTTTCTGCCAGAGGACTAAGTGGAAGCTTACCAGTTAATTCGGTACTTAATCTATGATGAGCCATTTTATCGTTAGTGCGCATAGCCAATTTTTGGTATTCATTGCCCTGCATTTATAACTCCTAACTCTTTTTTATTTTTTAAAATTTTTTGGAATTCATTCAGCCGAACAGCTGATTCTCTGATGTGTTTATTGAATATCTTGTGATTAATTAATATGTGTCTATTATACACCTAATTAGCTTAAATGTATAGATGTTAATTGGATTATTTTTAATTAAATATATAAGTGATTTATTAGTATTAATTATATGATTAATGGTTAGGTGTTATTTATATATAATTATATAATATGTGTATTATGTGGTGATAATAATATAAATATATATTAATATATAAGGGCTTTTTGTTATTTTGGATAATTGAGCGACTTAGTTGGGGCGTGTTCCGAGGACAAATAAACCCCCTCCGCTCTTGTCCGTGTAATTGTGTCTATTTTATGCCATATTCCCAAACAATTAACACAATTAACACCATATCCATACCATAACGCCGATAAACCTTAATTTATCAGCGTTATATAAATACTTATTACTCACAAACCCAGTATTTAAGCGGTTTGCAAGCTGTTTAAATTGTGTCTGAATTGTTTACAGCGTTTATCTGCTGTTTATTGGTTAATTGTGTATTGTTTTGGCTCAATTGCTGGCGTATTTCTGCGGCTGTAAGAGGTGTTTTGCTGGTGTTTTCTCTGCTGACGCCTGGAAGATTCCAACCAAAGCGGCGATTCATAACTGCAAGCTGTCCGACTGGATTCTTACCAGACCAGAGTCGAGCCTCTCCGCTAGATTCGTAATCCTTTGACAATTTTTCCCACAAATCGTAAGCCGATGTACTTAGTTTTGATGCTCTCTTCTCATTAGCCCAATCATATATAACAGTTTCATTTATGCCGGTTAATTTACAATATCCTGATATAGTACATATTTTATTATACTTATAACACATATATATATAATAATCTGCTATATAATTAAGATACTCATAATTATAACTATTACAATTACTATTATTTATATTACTATATTGATTATTATAATTATTATTATTATATCCCTGTAATTTACCCTTTAATTTTAACCTATTAGTGCCTTTAAAAGTATTGTTATATACATAAATCAAGGCGGCATAAAAAAGGGATTGCGGAGCCGCTGCCATATCTTCAATGTTTTCATCTTTGCAAAATCTTTTGAAATACATATCAATTTCATTTTCAAAAATTTCTTGACTTTCTGGTGCTTCCTGTACTTTCTCCATATGTTCCCCCTTTCTGCTGGAGCTTATCCAGCTTATTGTAATATATACTAATAACATAAAAATAACCCAATAACTATTATATAATTATCGGGTGTGAATCTTATATATTTAATTATTAAAATAATATAGCATAAATATATTATAAAGTCAATTTTATTTTGGGGCTTGACATAATATAAAAAGCTGTTTATTATATTAAGCATAAACAGTAACAAAAATGTATTGAAATACGCTATTTTGTATTTTTAAACAACAACATTGGATGTAGTAACGTATGACGTAGAAAAAAGAGGGAGTGGCAAGCTCCCTCTTTTAATTTTATCCTATCCAATTTTAGAACTCTTTTTTAATTATCTCCAGAGCTTTGTTATATGCCCAATCTAAGCTCTTATACTCGTTTTCTGTGGATATAACAACTTTATCCCCAGTATCAAGAACTTCACCGAAATAATAATCACATCCGCCGGACTTCTCCGCCTTTGTGGCTATTTTGAATGTATATCCGACAAATTCTTTACCGGCGTTTCTTGTTTCTTCGACAGCAAATAGATAACTGTCATAATCTGCATATTTTCCCACATTTTCATTTGTGAAGAATTTTGCAAGGCTCTTCATATCCGTTTTATTAGGTTCTCCATTCTTGTTTCTTTTAACTGTTAAATATCTCATATTCTCACCTTTCAGCTTTTGGCTGTCCTTTCTTTTAATGTATCTTAAGTATATACCAATAGTGTTACATTGTCAGCACCCTTTTTAGTGTTATTTAAAAATATTTTATTTTTTCGTCGTTGGTTGGTACTATCTCTAAAATGTCGTTTGGCTGGCATCTTAATATAATACATAATGTATTTAAAGTTTTTGTATTAATGTCACTCCTGTTTCTTAGATTCTGCATTGTGCTTTCACTTAATATCTTCTCTTTCCTCATTCTGTTAGCGGTGTAGCCACGCTGTGCCAGCTCTTTTAATACATCTATTTTATATGTAATCATTTACAAGCTCCTTTCTGTTTTGTTTTTACTATTATATATAAAATATTGCAGTTTTGCAACACTTAAAAACAAAATTTAAAAACATCTTAAAAGGTGTTGACATACACCCTAAAAGGTGTTATTATTAAGCTACAAAATAAATAAGGCGGTTGCACTTCTACCAAGACACACAACCGCCACCAATCAAAAAAAGAAAGGTAAGCCGATTATATCACAATCGGCGAAATGGTACAAGGTTATGAGATTTGAAGTTAAGGATGACACAATTACAAGTGAAACATTAGGTAAAACAGATATTTATAAAATAGTTAAAAAGATTCCATTTGGTTTCTATGTATGGAATATCGGCGAGAATATGGGGAGTGATGAATATATTCCACTTTGCCAAGATTTGTATCCGGGAATTAAAGATGATTACTCTATTAATCCCGACACTTTAAGAGCCATTAAACTGCCAAAAGAAGATGTTGAGTTATTAAGAGAAGCCGCAGGCTGGGGAGTTAATAGCTTAGAGACAGCAAGAAAGGCATTAAAGAGCCGCCGCCATAGTTATATGGCTGAAAAGAAGAGAGAAAGCGCACGCAAAACAATAGTTATATTTGAAAGGATTACAGAATAAGGAGGATTAAATATGAATTGGCAAGTTATAGAAACACAATATTTCAGTAAATTTGAAAGTCCTAAAGAAAAAATTGTGGCACAATTTGATACCTTAGTTTTAGCGGAGGATTTTGTTAATTTAGTTATTCCAAAAGATACACGCGACAGATTCAAGATTGAACATATTAACAAGGAGGTGTAAATTATGAAGATTTTACTTGAAAAGATTAAGAAGTTGGAACGGTTGGAGAAAGCCGCAGACGAAGCAGAAAGCAGATGGACAGAACAGCCAGAAAGCGAAGAATTAGAAAATGCCTTCGATGAAGCATACAAGGCAGAATTTGACGCATATATCAGCGCTGCGAAGTATATCGAATATATGACAGGCGGTGCGATTGATTTTATGAAAGCAAAGGGATTAATACAGACTAAACGCGCGGAGCTTCTGCAGCTCTTAGCATAATTAGCAAGGTTGGCACGCTTCCGGGGTTCGATTCCCCGGCTTGCTTTACCCACAAGGGAATAAATAAAGAAAGGTAAAAAATTATGAACAGATTAGAAGAAGCAAAAAAGGCATTTTTAGAAGTTAGACGCATTTTGACAGAAAAACACGAAGATTTTGCACTTGCGAAGGCATACAAGAAGCCTTGGAAATGGTACAGGGAACACGCAACACAAGAAGCCATTGAGATTTTAAGAACAGAAGCAAAAGCAAATTAACCGCCGCAGAGGATGCCAGCCTGACCGATACCGGCGGCGCCTCTAAGGTATTAGCAAGCTTTAAAGAGCGTTTTGCTCCATTATGTTGTAATTAGTTTGGGTGTGTAATATTCTAATTATAGAAATCATAGAAAGGGATGAGAAAATAGAAATAAACGAAGATTTAGCAAATGATATTTTGTTTGGTTTTGAATGTGAAAAAGAAGCAAGGAGTAATAAATAAATGTATTTTAAGGGTGCAGGTTGCGCCCTTTTTGGCTTGCTCTGGTTTGGCTGGTTCGATTCCAGCCGCAAGCACTAAGCGTATATATTTATATGCTTTTCTTTGCGTACCTTGAAAAAATAATATAATAATGCTATGCTTATATATAAGACTTTGCGCCTTTTTAGGTGTACAAGTGTACCCAGTTGGGGCGGCGTGCGTTCTGTTGAATTCTCCAGAACTGGCGACAGCTTCCACGACTTGCAAGGGCATATTATACCCATTTTATGCAACGCTGCCAAAGGCGTTTTAAGGCTGTTTTGTTCTGTAGGCTTATAAGTCTACACCGACACAATAAAACCACCGTACAGGTCAAATCACAAAGTCACAAAGTCAAAATAAGCACGAATCGCAGCCGGTCAAGTTTATATAATGCACTTTAATCTGTTAAAGTTTTTCATCAATTTTTCAGGGCAAATCCGAACGAAATCGGGAGCAAAAATTAAAATTCTGTGTAACCGATTTTTGGATTTCAAAATTGCATATGACGGGGGTTTCAAAAATTTCACATTATATTTTATGAGAAAATTTTTCCAATTTTTAGAGTAAGATTTAAACAAAATCTGAACCAAATTTTAAAAATTGTCAAAATCGTTTTTCTGAATATCAAAGATGTATCCGGGGGAGGTATCAAATGCGTTACCCCGAAATTTTTTGGCAACATTTTTCTGTATAAATCAATGCCTTACTTGAATACCGGCATTGACTAAGCTCATATATCAATAATTCTTTTGTCATAGTCGGATTAGTCTTTTGAATTATCTTTAACAACTCATCAATACTCATTATCCCACTCTCCTAACTGCCCCTAAAACCATATCAACAATGTCAAATACTTCATCTCCGTATGTTGCCACAAAATCGCACAATATCTCTTCTTGTTCGATAGGCAAGTACACATCATAGGACATACAGATTGCGTGACATACTTCGTGTATAAGCACTTTGCGTTCCATAAATCCACGCAAGGCGTTTGACAGATAAATTGTATGCGTATTTCTATCAGTTACACCTAGCACAGAAACATTGTCTGACCGCTTTAATTCACTTGAATTTGAATTTTTATATTGTACTTGCCACATTGTGCCATTAATGCTAAAAATCATCTGCATGCTCCTTTCTGAATAAAACAAAAACCACTAACCGATATTGGCTAGTGGTTTTCTAATTTCCATATTCTTTTTAATAACTCTACAAGATAATCCGGTGGCTTTCTTCTATCCTGTTCCCAACCTTGCAAAGTCCTTAATGGAAGTCCGAAATAATTAGCAAACTGCTGTTGCGACATTTCGGTTTGCTTCCTTAATTCTTTTATTGGCGAGTTATTTAAACTCAATATACTCACCCTCCTTTTCTTCAAAACTGTTAACCTTTTCTAACAGCTCATCAGTAGTGACTGTTTCAAAATCACCACAACTATACTCTTCTTCGTCATAGTCGTAGTGGTCGCCAAAACTACCACAGCAAGGGCAAAACTCCATATCTGCTGTTGTTCCGTAACTGATTTCCCAGTTGCCATTTTCAAGGCAGCTATAATCAGTCCAAAAGCCGTAACTACCGCCGTCGTTACACTTTTCTGGGTTGTAGTTTGAGTAATCATTAAATCTTACTCTCTTTATGTTTTTTAATTCTTCTTTTCTCATAATATTCACCTTTGCTTGATATTCAAGCTCTTTCTTTATTTCTTGATTGTATTATACGTCAATGGCGTATAGCTGTCAAGCAAAAGTTATAATTATTTTTCACTAGCCAATATTCAGTTATCAATGTGCAAAACAGGCTATGAATATTGCTACTCATAGCCCTTTAAATCATATCTTAGATACAAGAGTACTTAACTTTGTTCTAAGCAAGTTCTTCTCTTCTGCCGACATATCAGCCACCATACCTGTAATATCGCTTGCGAGTTCCTTAGTATAACTGTCAAGTGACTTCATCTTGTGTTCCTTATCTTCCGGCGTGTTGTTCTTGTGCATTTCCTTAGTTTCTGTGTAGTTTCTCTTTGCTCTGTCGTAATTACTTTCAGACATTGGCTCTGTATAGTACATCTTGCCATAATCTCTATCCATATCCCTCATATGTTCTGCTTCTGGGTACATATGATAATATGGTGGCTCTTCATATCCTCTACGATATGTTCCTTTACCTTTCGGTGCAAATCTTCCATCTGCATAGCGGTAGTGGTCATAGTATCTTCTGTCCGGATAATCTTCGTACTGCTCAAGCATACGCATAATATCCTCATTATCTTCAGACTTTTTCATCGCTTCAACAATGTTATAGTCCTTGTCAAAGCATACGATGTTCTTTGCAATCTCCGTCCAATCCTTGAGATCATCAAGGTTTTGTCCTTCAAAATTCTCAATTCCGATGCCGTCAACTTTAGCCTTGACGCATTCCATAATCTGTTTAGCCCATTTGTGCATATCATCAAGCCTCCCTTACTGCGATTAAGTTACTATTCTGTACTTCAATAGCCTGTGTAGATGTATTTTGCACCGCTACTGTACTGCAACAACCACAAGGTACATCAACGTATGCCTGTGCTGATACGTTAAATAAATTCTCAACTGCGGCTGGCGTTACAATCATTCGCGTTGACTGCAAAGGCTCTCCATCTACTGCAATGGCAAGTGAAATAGCTTCTACTGTACCGCCTGTCGGTATCTGAATATTGCCACTATAAGATACTAAAAATCTAGCCTTGCACTGATTTGTAATACCTCTTAACTTGATAATTCCGCTTCCCTGTCTGTGGACTATACATTTGCTACCGCATACCGGTGTTTCTGTAAATGCAACATCTTCTCCGGCGGTAACTGTTTGTAACGCAATTCCTGTTATTTCCATTATTTTTACCTCTCTTTCACAAAATAAGGGCAAACATTATAGTCTGCCCTTTGATTATAAGTAATACTGCATAGCAGACATAATCGAGTTAAACTCAATTAAGATACTCAATTATTCAGTTTTAGCAGTTACAGCCGGTGTTGCAGCCGCAGCCATATGCATAAGCATTAGGATTAGGCACAACATAAGCTGGAATAGCCGTAGGATTTACAGCATTTATAATCTGATTTGTCTGTGCTGACATTGCAGTAGTCAGAAGTGCATTCTGTCTATCCTGCGATGCGGCTCTGCGTAAATCGTTGTTCTCTGCTGTAAGTGTTGCTATCTTATCATTTGTTAAGAAATCAAGGATAGCTCTCGTTCCTGCCTGCTGGCTGTCGATAATATCTCTTGTGTTGTTGCACATTGTGTTCTGTAATGCGTTTGTCTGTGTAGCCATATTGTAGTTTACACCCTGAATGGCTTCTCTTGTTTCACAGCAGCAGTTAGCAAGCTGTGACTGTAATGCGTTTGTATTCTGCATATTAGCGACTGTATCAGCGTTTACTGCCTGTTGTATGCCGTAGCCTGTCTGCATGATATTTGTGTTAATGTCATTAAAACCTGTGAGCATACTGTTGTTCATAGCATAAAAGCCGTCACAAAGTCCGTTAGAAATGCCATCTAACTTGCTGATAACTGCCTGATTGTCAAAACCTCTTTGTATAGCTGAATCAGTGTAGCCTGCGCCGTTGCCATTTCCACCGAAACCGCCCCAGCCGTTATTGCCCCAGCCAAAGATTAAGAGAATTACAATCCACCATGCACCATCGCCCCACATACCATCGTTATTACGATTATTGCCTGTTACTGCGGCAATATCTGCGAGACTAACTCCGTTTGAATTAAACATCTTGTTTACCTCCATTTATTTTATTAACAAATGGGATAACCGGTCATTATGTGCGCACAACCCAAAATGTCCTAATTCATCATACCCTTAATATCATTAAGGTTTATTCCTTGTGTATTCATAAAATTACTTAAAATTTGCTCTGCGCCTTGCGTGTTTCCACTGTTTATCTGATTAAGCAAGTTTTTTGCCATAGGATTTCCACGCTGTGCCGACTGTTGTAAACAATTCATTGCCATTTGCTGTGGATTCCGAATTGACTTAAGTTGATTTATAGTTTGAATTAACTGCTGATTCATTCTTCATCACCGCCCTTACTTTGAGTTCTTGATGTTTTTCTCTGTGTTCCTAAAGATTTATCAAATCTATTTTCCAACTGCCCTATTTTCTCCGATAATTCCTCAAACTTATTCAGAAATAGCTGTGTGCTTTCGTCTGATAGGGTAAATTTAGCGTTTTCTGTATTAGCCATAGAATTTACTGTCTGATTATCTTTAGGGGCTGTATAAGGCTTATACACAACCGTCTTAATTGTTCCGTCAGCATTCCAACCCTTAACATATATTTCCGACATATCCTGTTTTGGGAAAAATGCCATTGAGCCATCCATAGGCACTTCATTTGCATTAATATTTTCAACTGTCTGTACTATTCTTCCGTTAATGCCTGCTATCTGCTGTGGCATAGGCTGCTGATTCATCTGCATAGGCTGTTGTTGCAAGCTCTGCTGATAATTTTGCAAAAAGTTCATTCTATCCATATATGGATTTTGAGATTGCATATAAGAATTATTCATCATAGGCACTGCTTGATAAGGATTGTTCATTGTCTGCCTCCTCTAAAACTTCCTCGATTGCGTGGATAACAAGAGATAATGTCACTAAGTCAAGTTTCTGTAATTCTTCTTTGCTCAAGATTTTTTCTCTTACTTCATCAGAAAACATTTGCACTACCTCTCTTTCTAGTTACATTTTTGCATAAAAAAAATCACTTATAGCGACACATAATAGACATATGTGCGACATATAAGCGACAATGCTGAAATTATATAATTGTAAAACGTGATAAATGCGGCATTAGCACTTCCTATATGCTATAGGAACTGCATTAAGTTTATGCTAAAAATTCTTAAGCTGTATTTCAATATTTCCATTGACAATTACTATCTTGTCAATTATAGTCTTTAGTATCAAGTTCTTTTGTTTCTTGTCGACCTTATCCCAAATGTCGGCAAGTTTTTTTATGTTCTCATAAACAAACTCCTTTTTCTGTGTATTAATTGCGTTTTTGCTTTCTACTGCAATATTAGCTTTCATTTCCTTAATCTGTGCTTCCAGTTCCTTAATCATTTCCAAGACAGTATCATTTCCGTCAGCATACAGATTATACAATCTTTTTAGCTTAATCTGTTCCTTTTCAAGCTGTGATTGCATAATTTCAAGTTTTGTCGCCTTTTCTTTTGGCTTGTAAGATGATAAATCAAGTGATATTTTAAGGATTTCTTCTTCTACTTGTTTCTCTATCTCGTCCGCCCATTCAAGCGAATTATTACAGCTTGCATTATAATTAGGCAGATATGAAAGCGATTTATTTCTTGAGCAACAATAAATCTTATGTTTTTCACTGCCCCATTTTTGATAACGCATTTTGCAACCACAAATTCCACAATAACATAATCCGGTCAATAAATTAGGTTCAGTTATGCAGTAAGTTTTTGCTGAACACCTTGACTTTCTTAGTTCTAATCCAAGATTAAACCTGTCTTTATCAAAAATAGGTTCGTGTTTTCCTTGATATATTTTGCCTTTGTAAGGTATCATTCCGATATTTACAACGCCGGTCAAAATACTTCTAGTAACAAGTTCAGACTTAAAGCCACAAATTTCTTTAATTTTCGCATCTGAATAGCCAGATATGAACAATTCAAGACCTCTTCTTGCCTGTTCTGCACGTTCCGGGATAGGTATTAATATGCCTTGTTCCTTACTGTAGGAATAACAGTAAGGCAAATTGCCACCGCCCATCCAGTAACCCTGCTTAATTCTTTCAAGCATACCGCCACGCATACGCAACATCATAGTATTTTTATCAAGCTGCGCAAATACAGCCATCATCTGCGTATAAGCCTGTTCCATAGGGCTATCATAATTTACACTATCGTGTACACATTTAAACACGACATTATACTTTTGAAATACTTTCTCAATAAGATATATTCCGTCAATCATATTTCTTGATAATCGGTCAAGCTTAAAAGCAACAACACAACTTACTCTTTTGCGGCTACAATCATTCACAAGTCTTTGAAGTTCCGGTCTATCCATATTTGTACCTGTGTAACCATCGTCAATATACCAATCTGTTATTACAAGCTCATTTTTCCTACAATAATTTTCAATGTCTCTTTTTTGGCTATCAAGTCCATTGCCCTCAACAGCCTGTTTTTCAGTAGATACTCTCATATAAGCAACACATTCCATATATTTTATCTCCTTATAATATAAATAAATGTGCCGCATTTATCACGTTCTACGGCACATTGTAACACATATTTACTTGTTGTCAATTATCTCTGCAATTATCTTTAGTAAGCTGTCTGAAAGAGTTATGTTTTCTGTTTTTACGTCTTCGCCATTTTGAGTAACCCTAATCATTTATAACCTCCAACTTACTTATTTTCTTTTTAATTTTGTTTATCTTGCGATTGACTGTTCTATCACACACGGACAGCCGCATAGCAATTTCTGTAATGCTTCTGCCTTGTGATAGTAACTTGAATATTCTCAATTCTTCTTCTGTAAAATTGGCATTTTTAATTATCTCATCAAGTTCCGGCTTAGTCAGTCCCGAAAACTTCATAAGCCTATCTCCTTATTTAAACTTAATATGTTCTATTCCTGTTTCTTCGTATAACTGATTAACAAGCTCTTCCGCTGTGAATAATCCGTCATTATAGTTATCTATAAGTACTTTAAGTTCTCTCTGTACTTTTGTTAATCTCTGCTGTCCGAAACCGAACTTATCGTGTAGCACCCACATAATTAATATTAATGCTGATTCAAAATTTTTCTTCTGCTGTTCATTACTAATCCTATTCATCTGAACACGTAACATTTGCTCCTTAAACTTTTTCTGTTCTGACTTACTCATACATACTCCTTATTTATCAAGTATTTTGACAATTTTCTTTATTATTTTTTGTACTGAAACTTGGTTTTGAACATTTTCTTCTAAAACTTTTTGCATTTCTTTCAGAATTAAAGTGTGGATATGCATTGAGTACTCTAATTCTTGTATTCTTTGCATAATTTCATCTTTCTCTTCTTCCGTTTGTTCACCGCTTTCTTAAAAATTGATTATCATACCGCCATAAATGCTTGCTATTATCATTCTTAAGGCTTTTACCCCTTTCATAGTCTGTCTGCCAGCATTTCTGACATAATTGTCCTTGTGGTCTGTCAATAGGTTCTCCACAACGATAGCACAAGTGATTTTCTTTGCGATATTCTTTTATATTTTGCCTATTTTCAGTTCTTTTTCTGTGGATAGCATTATCTTTACTCTGGCATATAAAACACTTCGCTTTGCCTTTAACAGCTTTAGTCTTACCACATCTAACACATATGCCAGCTTTTCTACGTTCAGCATATAAGTTTTTTGAATAGTGTTTAAACGCTTCGTTATTTTCTCTTCTCTTATCATCACTTAATGGGTGATTAGCTCTATATTCAGCTTTGTTAGCCAAACATTCCGGACATATCTTTTCTTCGCCTGCAAGTTTATTTTTACGGCATTCCGGACATATTCTAAGCTGTCTACATAATTCTCTAGTTTCTCTTTGATAAGCTGTATGTTTTTCTTTGCACTCTTCACAATAAAAGCCTTTTCTATCAAGCGGCTTGCCGCATTTAGGGCACAATCCATTCTCTCGGCGGTAATTATATAATTTCTTCTGCGGACTAATTGGCGTTGTCTCCATTGAAAATCAACCTCTCATTCTGTCAATTCTATCTTGTACCTCTCTAGGTGCTTCAATATAGCTCTCTGAATCTTCTTTTTGAGCGATAAGGTTGCTATTTTTGTCATTAAGTGTATTTATATCTCTTTGGAATTTTTGCTGGAATTGAGCTTTATACGAAATTGCATTCATCTTTTCGATGAGTGATTTAATGTCGTCTGGCATACGATTTATTTCATTTGCACGCTTAACAACTGTTTCATAGGTTCTTAAGAAATTCGATTGTATTACTGTTTCTATCGTCTGATAATCTGATGTCGCCCAGTTTTTAAGGTTATCTGGCATACCAACCGCCTGTTTTACAAGTGGCGGTAGTTTGTTAAATTCTTCAACTGCCCCATAAGTACCATTCCGTAACGCTTTACTAACTAACCCCCAAGCTGCCATTCCGTCAAGTTCCTGTGGCTGCGATATAGTCTGTATCTTACTCATTATCTGCCCTACATCTGGTGCAAAACCGCTAGTATTAGTTGCAATACAAGCTCTTAATGCCTGTAAAACTAATTCTTCTGGATATTCAGCAAGCATTATATACCAAGCATTAAGAGTAATCTCTTTATCTGGCGGATTGTAGTTAGGATAATAAGCTTGTATCGTCATTAGAAGTTTTCCGACCTGTTCCCTTGTCATTTCATTGCCTCCATCCATTCATCAAATACATTTTTCTTGCCTTGCTGCTTATTAGAATTATCTTCTTTCAATTCAAACAGTCCTTGCCAACAATGGTCTACTGACTGATTAAGAATTTTAACAGCTAAGTCATTATCTCCGCCCGATAGCTTTTCAAGAGTATTCATAGCCCTATGCAATGCCTTGTCAGTGCATATAGGTTTTTTAATTCTCTTACGCATTGTCACATACTCGTTAAATGCTTCATCAAGTAATTCATCATCTGGGTAATAACTTTTCTTTTTAGATATTACGTTAGTAATATCTTTTTCTTTTATATTCTTATCTTCTTTAATTTCTTCTGTTCTTTCATTCTTACTTTCTTTTAATATAGAGTTTGTTAATAGAATGTTATCTGTTTGTTGATTGTTTGTTATCTTGCTTGTTATTTGTTTGTTATCTTGCTTGTTATCCGTTTGATACAAATTGTAGTTAACCACAGTAAATATCGTGAATTTGTTTGTTGCTTTGCTTGTTATTTCGCCTGTTAATTGTAAGTGTTTTAGCGAGGTACGAATTTCCATTACAGACAAATTAGTTTCTTTTGATAATTCAGATATTGAAGAGGGGAAAGACCCTCTTTCAATTATCTTACCTTTGTAATTTCCGTCTTTCCAATAGGCACTTATCAACATATACATAAAAAGTCTGAATGTATTAATATCGCTCCACCATTCCCACTCTAAAATCTTTCTGTCAATTTTAATAAAGTTACCTGCCATAATTACCTCTTCAAGTTCTGTCACATTGTTACTTCACTAAATCGTTGATATTAACTCTGAATCCGTCAAATTCCTTGCCTTTGCTCTTGATGTAAGCCGTTGTATCAAAGAACATCAAGTTGCCACTATTGTCCGTTGCCATACTTACACCATTTCTTGTAAGACTGCCTTTGAGTAGGTCAAGTAAAATCTGTATTTCCTGCTTTGTTTCGTCTTTCATACTGTATCTCCCATAAAATCACTTAATCTCATTTGTGCCATTTCGGTATCTAACCTCTGTTTTGACACCTTGTAATAGTATTCGTCAAGCTCAAACCCGACAAATTTATGGTTAGTGTTATAGCAAGCTATTAAGCTACTTGCACTGCCTACATGAGTATCAAGGATAATATCATTAGGCTTTGCGTATCTGTTTAATAACCATTCATATAGTGCTACTGGTTTCTGCGTAGGGTGTATGCGAATTTCTTTATTTTTCATATTTTCCTGCAACATACCATTCCAACGATACTTGAATTTTCTTACTGCAGAATCAAATGAAGTCCACGCAAGTTCACAATCTGCAAAATCTCCTGTATTATCCTTGTCCCAAACAATCCAACAACTACTATCGTATGGAATTTTACTTATAAAATGGTTAGCACCCCATATAATCTGATTTTTTGAAACTCTGAAAAGTTCGTCAAAATATTCTTTATCTGGTGGTTTTAAATCGTTTCCATAAAATGCTTTATAGTCTTTTGCTTTCGCTAATTTACTTCTTGTATGGTTTTTATCTCCGTTTTCTCCAATACCATAAGGCACATCAATAATCGCAAGGTCAAAATATTTGTCGGGAAATTCTTTCATTCCTTGCATACAATCCATGTTGTAATATCCAAAATCTAACATTTGCTCTCACCACCATTTATAAAATCACTTATATTCATTTGACTGTCCTTTTCAAATACAAGCATTTCATTCTTTGCTATATTAAAATACTTTTCATCAATCTCAATTCCTATGAATTTTCTATTTTCTTGTAAACAAGCAATTCCGGTAGAACCTATCCCCATAAAAGGGTCTAAAACAATCTGATTTTCTAATGATGAATTCTCAATTAATATTTTCATCAGCTCTACTGGCTTTTCGGTATCGTGGAGATTTTTACCATTTGCATCTTTTCTTTTTATATTAGGAATCGACAATATATCGCTTGTGCCACAATTGTTTATTTTTACCCCTTTCCCTTTTCTAAAAAAGAGGATATATTCAAATTGCGACATATAAAATTGCCCCATAATTTTATTTCCCTTGTTCCAAATTAAAGACTTAATAAAATGAAATCCGTATTGCTTAATACCATTCTTTTTTTCGTCCTCTGTTCTTAAATCCGTAAAACTGTTAAGCATTTTTATAAGATTAATATGATTAGTCATAACATAACAATGGCTACCATTTTTTAATATGCGGTAAAATTCAGATGCATACATATCGCAATCTATATTGTTATAATTAAAAACTTTTCCTTGTTTATTTATCTTCTTTTGAAACATTCCACCGCTGTTTCCCGCATTTCCCCTAGATGTTGTTGGGTATGGTGGGTCGGTAACAATTAAATCAATGCTTTCATCAGTTATATTTTTAACAACATTTAAAAAATCATCATTAAAAATTTTTACTTTTTCTTCCATTTTAAATCTACCAAAAGGAAACCTCGGTTTTATGTCGCGACAACCTATTCCTTTCTTTGATTTTTAGTTAGTTGTCTTCTTTTCTTTCAAAACTCTCGCAAGGTACATCAAGCAAGCAACCGCATTTTTCGTATTCTGTCACTCCCCAGTATGTCTTGTATCTGTAAGAGTTTTTACAGTTAAAACAGAAATCCTTGCCATTATTCATCTTGCAACTTGTCTTTTTATCTTCCAACTTTTTCCCGATACTCTCGTTTATCCTTTCAAGTTCCTTGACCTTTTCCTGCAATTCCTCAAAATCTTCAATAAGTTTATTGTATTTCTTCTTACTCAAAATCTTCATTCCGAATCGCCCTTTCCATTCCTGTATTCTTCTATTGCTTTATTAACTCTATCTTTGCCCCAATCTGCACTACAATACCATTCAACAGCTTTGAAAACAGGACTTAACATTTCAAAGAGCGTTTCCACTCTTATTTTAGCTGATTTGATATATTCAACTAACCGCCTTGTATCTTTTGCCACATCTTCGTATCCGTTTTGATTGAGATAATCAGACATTTCTTCCAATAATTCAATGTTGCTGTACTGCATGAGGTCGTCAATTTCTTTTGAGTATAAATAGTTCCAACTTCCACCGCTCACTCTTAATCACCCACTTTCAATAAATCCATAAATTTCTCATACTGTTTCTGTGATACCTTGTTATGTTCTTTTTCGGGCTTCAATCGGATTATAAGGTGCTTTTCTGCGATAGACGATAATTCCCTTGCTAACACCTTTTTGCCTTGCTGTACACCTTGCATATAGCCTTTAGGTGCTTTTCTCTCGCCTATTGAACCACTAGCACGATTTTCTCCTTGACCGCCTAAACTGATATTCCGAAGCTGATAACCCTTATCAGCATATAGCTTGATGTAATACTTCTCTTTCTCGTCAAGCTGACTTTCGGGGAAATTCAGAAATTCAACTCGCCAGCCATAAGGATTTTTCTCTTTGTCGTACAGCTTATGTTTGCGTAAACTAAGGTCTATGTGCTGTTCATAGCCTACAAGGTGGCTTGCTAATCTGCTAAGTGTATGCACCGCCTGTCCGACATACGCATACTTAAATCCGTTTTCATCTTCTCGGAGTAGAAAATATATTCCACTTTTGTCGTTCAGTTTTGGGTTCAGCTTCAATAGTCGCTTTTTATTTTCCTGTTCTATTGCCTTGGCTCTCGCTATGTTCTGATAACTCAATGCTTCCACCTGCCTTTAACTGTTCTGCTATTTCATCAATGTCCTTAAATCTAATTACAGATGAACCTGCGATTAAATTTTTGACCGATTCTACAAAATCATCAATAGCCTTTTCATATTGGATTATTTCGATAATTCCTCAATCTTATCTTTGATACTATCCATATTTTCGACATCAACACGAACAACCATTTTGTTTTTATCTCGGTAATCTTTCAGTTCTTCTAGCCACTCTGCAAGCTGTTCGTGTTCCTCCGCACATTTAATGCAAGACTGATACATCATTCCGTTGTGCTCAAAATTCGCATAATATCTCTGTTCCTTAGCTTTTTCTCTTGCGTGTTCTATTGCTTCGTCAATCTTCATATTTGACACCTGCCTTTACTATCTCTATTGCCTTTTCAAGAGGAATAAGATAATTATTGCTGTTGCCGCTTCCATACAATCTTACAGAAGAGTCTGTTTTCAACTGCTCTACAACCTTATCCACATCATAGGCAGTTGGAGTTTGTGTTTCATCATTGATAATACTCTTTACGATATTCAGACCGGCATTTATGCCTTTTGCGTATGCCCCTATCTCTCGTTCTTTCTGGTCTTTCATCAGTTCTAATAATTTATCTGCATCAATCAATCTCATACTCACACCTCTTTAATTAAATGGTAATCCCTCGTCTGCTACGCCATCTGGAATTGACATAAAGCTGTCTGAATTAGCATTACCGCCCATAATTCCATTGTTATTATTCTGCTGATTAGCACGGTTTTCGCAAAATTCGTGTCTTTCAACAACACAATCATTAGTGTAGACTTTCTGCCCGTCCTTGTTGGTATAATTGCCTGTCTGCCATCTGCCCTCAACAATTATCTTGGTTCCCTGATGAAGATACTTCTCTGCAAACTCTCCATTCTTGCCAAACACGATACAGTTAATAAAGTCTGCTGCCTGTTCGCCCTCTTTCTTGAAAGCTCTGTCAACAGCTAATGTATACCTTGCTACCGCCATACTTCCACTTGCCGTCTGTGAATATCTTACTTCTGGCTCTCTAGTCAGCCTGCCACATAAAATTACACGATTCATCACTTTCCCTCACTTTCTGCTAACTCGAATCTGTATTTCTGTTCTGCATTAGGATATTTTTCCTTATCAACCTCACTCATAAACATTTCAAGAGGTCTATTCCAGATATGCTCCTCGTATTCATACACAACTGATATTTCTTCTGTTTCTGTGTGTCTTGAAATACCGATAATAGTAACAATCTTACCAATCTTAAAATGCTTATATTTCTCACCTTTCTGTGGTAAAGGTCTGTCAAATTCTGTACTGATGTTATCTGCCTTAAAATGCCTTGTGAGTAACGCAAGGTCACAATTTTCTTCTAATTCTCCATCAGCTTCAAATTCCTCACTTTCTTCAATATGTAACTGCTGAATAATATCCTCGCTTTCCACACATAGTTCACTAATTCTGTCCTCAAAGTTGGCTACATCTTCTATCTTATTATTTTCTACAAAATAGCCGCTAAATCTAAATATCTTTGCCATATTATTCCTCGCTTTCTGGCTTGTCACGCCGCTCAAATTCTATTACCCACACCCACGGATTCGCATTCCAACCGTAGCGGTCAAGGTCGGATTTCTTGATGGTAGTGTTCCACAAATCTTCAAACTGTCCTCTTGCGGTACACACTCCAGTAAGCAATCCACTATTACATCCTTCCGCTTGTGCCTGTACTTCTGTTATTTCCTGCAACCGCTCCATCCTCACATCCGTAACCTTAAGCCAGATTCTCGCCGCTTCTTTCGGCATGTGGATGGATGGTTTCCAACGTAAACCTTCTGACATCCATGAATTATCATCTGCCTTATACCAGAAAGTGTGAGCTGATATTTGAATAAATGTTTCCCGGACATACAGGATATCGCCCGGACAGATAGGACAAGTTCTTTCTGCTATGCTTAACTGCTCCGTATGTTTATTATCTGCAAAGTTATGTACCGCATAAGTTCTCTTGTCGGCATTGTAAAAATCCATATCCGGCACAGTACACTCATTGGCATCTTTGCAAATTCGCCTTGTGCAGGTCTTCCGTCCGTCCAGAATCGCCCGAACCATTTCGGTATTAAACAATATTGGTTTCATACTCATTCGTTGTTCCTCCCTAATAACTCTGGGTTATCAAAAATGTTGCCGATAATCTCACATTTCCAATCATCTTCATTAGTCCAAAAATGTAAATCCTTTCGCCATATAGTATCTTTAATCCACTTAATTCTCCATTCTGCCTTATCCCAGATAACAATAGCTTTTCCGCATTGAGTATTGACAATATCATTCTCCCAAATCAGCTTGCCGTTCCTGTCTTTTAAACCTGTACATTGGCAGATTGTGGATGGGTCTACTTCACTCCATCCGTCTGTCTCTCCACTAGAATAAAATATTGTGGTGGGTTCAAATATTAGATGAACTTCTTTAGCATATATATCTAAACCTTTTACATAATGTCCTGTAACCCATTCTCCATTGTCAGCTCTCTTAGCCTTGAATAAGTATCTATCTTCCATACTCTCTCCTATCTAATGCCTTGATATTTCAATCTCACTATTCAATATGGTATTAAGTTCCTTGCTAAGTAAATCAAGCTCCTGTTTCGCTAATGATTGAGCTTCATTTATCGCGGCTATCACAGATGTACTGTTTAATTTTCTATCACGGATATTTAATGCCTGACAATTCATATATAGTGTTTCTCCACAACCGCATAGTGTATGAACGCATATATCTAATCTTTTATTGTCGCCCCTGTAAATAGTTCCTGTTTCAACCGGCTCTCCATATTTTGCATTGCTTATATACTTCATATTCTCTCCTATTCTGCTTCTGATTGAAGCCAACCCATACAACTAGCTTCTCCCTCGTATTCTCCGCCGAATGTGTTCTTAAAAGTTATAAGAAGCTCTGCTAACTCTTCATTCGACATATTCCTTATCCTGTCGGCATTGGTGTTTCTGCTATCACATCTGCAACAAGACTCATTATCTCTTGAATTGCTGTTGTGCTGGCAGTTGCAAGTGTGAGCTTTTTCTTTTGTAGCTAAGTCAAGATAATATTTCAAATCTTTTATCAAACTGATAGTTCCATAGAGTTGTTTTTCCCCAAGCATTTCAACAACTTCCGATATTCTTCTATCAAAGTCACGCTCGCTTACGCTTTTAAGAAATTTATCCATTTTCTTCACCTCTCAATTCTTTCAATATAATTTAAAAGCACCATCCCATTTTTTCCACTTTAAAAGCTTTCCACAGTAATGACATTTTTTAAAATCATCACTTGAAGTTACATATTCTCCACATTTAGGACAACTGCCACCTACGAATTTAAAATCACTTGACGGACATTGGCTTATTACTTCTTCTATGTAGTTAGGTTCTTTTAATCTTGCTTCCACTTCGCTCTTTGTAAGAAATACCGATTTGCCAAATTCTGAAGTACGCACTGATATTTCATCTAAGATATCTTTTGGAAAGCCTTCTGAATATGCAATACAGTGGTATATTGGTGTTTCAGAATATATAGTCACTTCATAAACTTCATATTCTAATACTCGCCCCAATTCCCTGCAAAAATGCCAAATAGTATCCTTTACTGTGCAAGGTAGTTTGATAAGTCTACCCTGTTCCTCTAAGTCCTCATATTCTGTCAATTTCTGTAATACATTATGGCGGTTATCTTCCCACTTAACAGGTTCTCCACTAGGTGTAGCATATACACCTGTTCCGTTAGCACTTCTTCTTGTTAATCTCTCCATTTCTGCTCCTTTCTAAAACGGACATTCGCTAGGATTTTTCAAATCCCAACTTTTCCCTGCAACCGCGACGTCTACATTTGCCCCATAAGCAACTTTCTTCATCTTCTCGATAAAACTATCTTTATCAGAATTTTCACTTGATAGATGGCACATTATGACGTTCTGCAAACTATCTGAATAATTCGCTTTAACAAAATCGCAAGCCGTGTCAATGCTTAAGTGACCTCTAAAAACGTGATTAGCTTTGCCTGCGTTATCCCTGTCGATTAAATCCTTGTCATAATTCACACCTAAGAGAACGTGATTTACATTCTTAAACTTCCACTTGATTAATTCACAATCGGTTATGTAAAGCATTCTTCCCATTTCCTCGTGAGCAATCAGAAAGCCATATATCGGGCAAGGTGTTCCGTCTGCATTGGTGTGTGTCCAGCTTCCGTCTATTGTTGTTAGGTCAAATGACTGTACTCTAAAATCTCCATTACCAATTTTCATAGGTTTTTTGCTTATGTATGGTGCAAATACAGGTATTCCCATTCTTCTTAAAGGATAAACTGATAACGAATGGTCTTGGTGGTGGTGGGTACATATCGTACCCACAACATCTTTAATGTTCCAATCTAAGCCTTTCTTAATTTCCTTAATCGGTATTCCACAATCAAGGATAAGTGTTTCTCCATTGCTGGAAGTTAAGGTGTAGCAATTACCTGTACTTCCTGTTGCTATACATTTAAGTTTCATATGCGTTCTCCGTTTTTAGCCTGTCTTTTACACCAACAATCAATATACCTGTTTTCATCTTCGGCTTTAGGAACTAAATATTTCCTGTAGCGATTTATTAAAGGTTTCATCTGTTTGTTGTAAACATCCTCTTTATTCTGTATTGCAAGAATAATAAGACCTATTCCAAGTCCACCAATAAGGACATTTCCGTGTGCATTGTGAACAAAATCTCTATTTGTTTCCTTTTCCATAGGAGTATCAGACATTACGCAGTCGCATCCGTTGATAAGCCTTATATATCTTCCGGGTGGTATTCCAAGACGAACAATCGCATAAAAATTATTATCTGAAATGTTGAAATGTTGAAGTTCAAAATCTCCTACCTGTCCGTCTTTCAGTATTAGTGACATATCTTTGTACATACTCACACCTCGATTTCATCATCCTGTGGAAACTGAAAGTACTCTGTTGTAGCTTTGATAAAATCATCTTCGGCAAACTTTCTAATAAAGCTTTCATATTTTGTCGTACCTGCTATAAGCTTCATAAACGAAAGCAAACCATAATGCTCCTTAAGCATTTCCATAGCCTTAAATGCCTTTGCGTTGGTTGAGTATTCGGCAATTTTTACACTTGGTGCGTATGAGCTTTGACAATATATGCGTGCTACCTTTACATCATATTTAGCGCCAATAACAAATAATTGATAATTACTATATGGAACATCTAATGTTCCGTCCTGCGAAATTACTCTCATATTAGTTCTCCTTAATAAGATAAATTAATAACAATGAATGGGTCTTCCTGCCAAGTTCTCTTGTGTGCTGGCTCATAATTGTCAATATCATCAAAATCTACTTTATCGTCAAAACTTGCTGTAACTGTCACTTCCTGCGTGTCGTTTTCATTCTCTCTGTCAAATTCTGCTTCAACGTCAGTATCATATTCAGCTTCACAGTGAAACTTAACTTCTGTATCTGCATTATACTGACTTAATTCCTGTATTAATTCGTATACTGTCATATCTAATCTCCTATTCTGCCTGCATAAATGGCGGTAATGTGCTATCTTCCGCCTGTTCTTCGGTTACTTCTGTGGCTGTGCTGTCAACTACATCTGCCTTATCTTCTATAAATTCAACAGTATTAGCATTTTCGGCAATTTCAGCCTGTGCAACTTGATATACCTCGTCCATTTCAACCTGTGCCTGTCGTGCCATTGGGTCATAATTCTTAGGGTATTTCCTTGTTGCATTGTTACACATTTTTCTCTGTATCATGCTCTCCGGAGTATCAAGCCAAGCACCGCTTATAAAGGGTCTTGTAAGCTCACATTCGAGCATTTCATCTACTGTCTTGCACGCTCTTAAGGCATTAAGTATCTCGTCTTTCTTAGCCTTAATTTCTGCTTTCTGCTTTGGTGTTGCGTGGTATCTATCCTCACAAATACCAAAAGTCTCATTCATTATGTTTTGCTTAACATGAGCTAAAAGATTTACCTTAACGCTGTCTCTATCAGCAGAAAGATATGTTACTGTTCCGTCTAACAACTTAACAGGATATACAACTCTTACCGCCTTATCAGATAATCCGTTTTCTTCCCATTCCGGCTCTGTAACTGTAAGTCCTTTATGCTTAGGCGGTATGTACTTGTCACCCTCTTTAATTACCCAATACGGATATACCTGTTTAACATCTTTTCCGTAGTTAGCAAGCAAAGAGTCATAACCTGTACCCTCGATTCCCATTTCAACCTGTTTCTGCCATATATCCTTGCCTGTCTGTGGGTCAGTTCCCACCTTTACATTTCTTAACTGAAAATAGCACTCTCTTGGATATGCACTAGCATTTAACTTAAGACTTGCACAACGCTTAACAATGCCCCTTAAATTACTTGTATCAAGGTTTCTCATATCAATCTTAGGGTCATTCTTAACAAGATTAAATATGCTTGTCATAGCTTCCATAGCACACTCTTTTGCGTAATCGTCCATATCCATTCCAACAGCCTTATAATCGTTGATAATAAGTCCTGTCATTGTATTACTCCACTCACTTAATGAGGTGGTAAATGCTTTCTTTTCTGCAACTGCCGTATTCTCTGCCATAATTATTCCTCACTTTCTTCTTTGTATTGCTCTTTCTATCGCATTTTCACCGTTACTCTCATTTTCCCATTTTCTTAAAGTTTGCCTACTAACTTTTAGCTCCCTACTCCAATCTGATAACGTTTTAGTAGTTCCATTGTGCGTGATATAATGACTATTACGCCTATTCTTAGATTGCTCTCTAGCCGGAATCCAAGTACAATTAGATGGTTCATAGTTTCCGTTTACGTCTATTCTTTCCAAGGTTAGTGATTCTTCATAGCCATTTTCAATAGCCCAATCGTAAAATAAGCAAAAATTATTTTTCCACTCATCACACATCACTATTCCTCTACCGCCATAATAAAAATAAGCTTTGCTATTCGGGTTAAAACAGCGTTGCTTAACATCTGTGTATATGCTGTACAATCTGGTATGTGTTTTATTATGAGTAGTAAAATACTCTGCGTTTCTTTGAGTTTTTATGCAACCACAACTTCTTACATTACCACTTCTTAAACTATCGCTTGATACCACTTTTTCATTACCGCAATCGCACAAGCAATTCCAATAGCAATTCTTGTGCCCAGATTTAGAATATTTGTACTCACAAAAACCAAGAACGATAAGCTTTCCATACCTTTTTCCAGTTATATCTTTGGTTTTTATTCTTTTATTTTCGCTAATCATTTTTTATCTCCAAAATTTCCATATCTCCATCACTAACGGCTAGCATTATTACTTGTGATTTAATTTTTTTTATAATATTTGATACATTTTCTGAATCGAGTGATTCTATATCATCAACAATTAAAGGGCAATTTATGTTACATATTTTTTGAATAGATAAACATATATCTATCTTCCCTATAATTTTCTTTGCTTTATTTGATGTACAATCTAATAACGATTTGTTATCTATGGTAGGAATACAAACTGTTTTATAACCACCAGACTTTGTATAAGTGAATAACTGCCACTTAACTAACCCAAAATGGCTGTTTACTGCTTCTGTCAAGGCTTCACTCTTTGCTTTGTCTAATTCGTCAAGCAAATCAAGAATTTTCTCGGCATTAGCCTTATTCTGTTCAGAATCAGTCCTTGTCTGCTTTAATTCTTCAAGTCGCTGTTCATCTGCTGTCGTATCAGACTTTGCAATCTGGCTTTCACATTCTGCTAACTGCTGCCTTAAAGCTGTTTCCTGTACCTTTAATTCTGCCTTAACTGCCGAAATATCATTAGCCTTGTGCATAGCCTGTTCCTTTTCAGCTATCTTCTGTTCAAGTGCTTTGTATTCTTCGGTGGCTGATACATCAATTTCCTGCGGAAGTTCTGATAACTGCTTTTCAAGGTCTGCTAAATCAACTAAATGCTTCTCTAATTCCTGCTTTCTGTCAACCAATTCCTGTTCAGCTTCAACTAACAATCCTTTGATTTCATCAAGCATTTTCTTAGCTGTGTTGCCTTTATCAGTAATTCTGTTAAGTTCAGCTTCTTTGTGTGTCTTAAAATCTGCCTTTAGTTTCTCTTTCTTTTCCTCTGGGTATTCCTGTTTGCAATAAGGGCAAATAAGATTATTCTCGTCAAATACACGCTCTTTTTCAGCTTTCCATTCAGCTCTGCTATCATCAAGTGTTTTCTGGTATTCAGTTATCTTATCTTTATCAAGCTGAACCACATTCTCTGCATTGCTGATTGACTTCTTACTATCCTCAATCACATAATTAAGGTTACTAATCTGTGATTCAAGATTTCTTCTTGCCTTAACATTGTCCTCATTAGCTTTGCGGCTCATATCACTAAGTTCAAACTTCAAGTTAAGAATATCTGCACTAGCCTTGTCATATTCAGCCATCAGCTTGTCATTGTCGGTCTGCTTTGCCACACAATCAGCAATCTGTTCTTTAAGGCTGTTTTTCTGTAATTCAAGGTCAGATACTTCAATAGCCTGCTTAAGCTGAATATCTCTTTCCTTTTCCTTAATCTGTCCATCAAGAATAGGCAAATCCTTTGTAATCTTGGTCTTGGTAGCCTTATTCATAGCGGATAATTCTTCAACTGTATATTTATTAAGCAAAGGAACTAACTCGGCTAATTCGGCTTTCTGTGAAGCTATATCAAGGTCTGTAACATTGCCTACAAGACCGAATAAGTATTCTCTCATTTCTGCTGGCTTCTGATTAAGAAAAGCATTTACATTACTGCATATCTTGAACATATTCATATCAACATCAAGGTACGCATTGAAGTCCTTTAATGTCTTAGGCACATCATTGATGAAATACTTGTTATCGTCCTTATAACTGCTGCCATCTTTGCTGTAAGTACGCTTCTGCACTTTCTTCATAGTTACTTCTTTTCCGTCAACATCAAGTGTAAGCTCAACACTTGTATCCATATCATCAACTGATACTCCGTCAATCTCTCTTCTGACAACCGGATTATCCTTTAACTCATAATCACAGTTAAATAAGCACCATAAGTAAGCTGTGGCAATAGTTGACTTACCCTTGCTATTCTTAGCCATAATCTTTGTAATGGCGTAAAAATCAAATTCTGCGTGTGCATAGCACATAAAGTTTTCAAGTACTACCTTTTTTAAAACTGCTCTTTTCATAAACATATCCTTTCCTTATTTATATATTCATAATGAACACATCATCTTCTATTGAGAAGTTATCAACTGTCTTATCCGCAAGATAATGCCGTCTGTCAAGTTCATCAAATGTGCCGTCAAAGATAACGCCTTGAACTGGATGCCATACTTGGCAACGCTTTTCATTGTTTGCTGCCATACTAGCTAATTCTGAAACTGTAATATCACTATTCATCAGTATTCTCCTTTTCTTCTATAATCTCAACTCTGCCTACTGATACCTCGTAAGCTACTCTGTTTTCAACTTCATCTTCGCTTATCTTCTTTGTATAAGGTCTTGACTGGAATCTACCTGTCATTTCTATATGTGTTCCTACTGGCAAGTGACCGACAAACTTAGCTGTTCTGCCCCAAGTTATGCAAGGTATATAGTCTGACTTGCCATATGCTCTGTTAACGGCTATAATAACATCTGCTATTTCTCTTCCAAGCGGTGTTACCCTGTATATAGGTTCTTTGCAAATAAAACCTCTAAGAACTACATCGTTATTAAAAGGTGGCTCTGCCTCGTTTTCATATATCTCTATAACTTCAGTAAAGATTGCTAATATTAACTTACTTTTTTCACCTATATGCTCGTTGTAGCTTCTTATTCTTCCTGTAATCATTACGCAAGTACCTGCTTTTAATTCGTTCATATCTACAATTCTTTCAGATATAAGAACAGGAAGTGTATCTACTGCTCCGCTAACCCTGTCAATAGAAATCATCATCTTAAAGAATTTTTCTCCAAAAACTTCGTGATTAAAAGCTGGTTCTTCTGCAACTAACCCAAAAACTTTAATATTGTTATTTCTCTCTTTCATCTTTAGTTCTCCTCTCTTTTTTCTACAAATCCAACAACTTTACCGCCATCAATAACTGTATACATATCCTTTTTCTCGTACATATCAATGCAATCTTGTACTGTTATTACTTTCTCGTTTACCTGTTTCATATTGTTCTTTCCTTTCTTCTACATTAGTTCTTATTGTTGCAATAACGGCACAAACTGTTGTGAGTATTATGCCGAATATTATTCCTGCTATAAAACCTAGTATCATAGCTTATATCTCTCTTTCATTATCATAGGCAGTTCGTAGCAGTCGATATAATCGTGAGTGTCTGCTATGTACTTCTTTTTCAGTTCACTCAAACCACACCCGAATTCGTGCCTTAACTGCCCTAAAATGTCATTTACAACTACTCTTCTTAAGAGTTCACAATGCTTATTTCTTCCTAAGAGGTAACTTGTTCTTCTGCCAATGTGTGCCAGGATTTCAAGCTTTTCTACCTCATTAATCTGCTCTCTTTCGCCTTTTTCAGAAATAATAAATATCAATCTGCTAAAACTCCTTTCCTTAAAAACTTATACTTATCTGTGCATTAGCTTCTTTTACCTGTTCAGCAAGGACCATAGGTAGCGCATAATCATCTATAAACTTGTGTACATTATCAATGTACTTTCTTCTTATGCTCTTATATGTTGTCACACAGCCAAACTCACGCTTTAACTGCTTATATATGTCAGAATATACCGAACTGCGAATACTGCCGTCCTTATAAGCTTCGCTATCCTTGCCACCAAGTACAATTACGCCTTTTCTATTAACGTGCTGTTTGACCTCATCAATCTCACAGCCGTAAAGAGGTGTGTTATCCTTAAGCTCTGTCATATCTTCTTTGATAGAGTTAACAGCCTGTTCAAGTTCTGTATAGCCCTGTGCTAAAAGCTGTATCTGACCGCCGGTTGTCTTTGGCATACTATAACTGCCTGTTTTTCTGATTGACGGTAACACTTCACTTGTTACCCACTTACGAAACTTCCTCGCATTTTCTTTTCTGCTGTCAAGAATTACATCGTACAAACCGTCTTCATTGACAAATATGGTATTCTGTATTCTTCCAAGCGAATCTGGGATGGGGTAATTTGAAATTACCTCGTCAGTAAGCCTCTGCTTTACTCCCTTTGCTGTAAGCTCTAATATTCTGCATAAATCTCCAAGGCAGAATAAAGCTTCACCATCTTTAGTAATAGTTCGGATTTCTCCAAACTCTGAATTGCTAAAAATCTGTAAATCGTTCATATTACTCCTTTCTGTGGTTGTTTCTATCATCTGTGCTTTAATGGAATTTGCTGTACATCATTCAGAAATAATTGATTTTGTCAAAGATTTGGCAAAATAATATGGCAAAAAATCTGAAACAGCAAAACAAATGTTGAAAGTACTAATGCAACGTCCGAAACAGATGGTTTTTTCATTCTTGCTCCTTTCTACTTATTATCAAAATAATAAGTCAATTATCGTAAGTGAAATATTCAATATTGCAATAACAACAGCGATTATTGATGTTATTAATGCTATGTCACAAAGTCTTAATTTCTTCATTGATACCTCTTTACTTAATCCATTTTTCAACTGGGATTTTTGTTGCTTCTGCAATTTTTTGTACTGTGGTTAACGCCGGTAAAGAATTATTATCTTTCCACCTGCCTACAACTCCATTACCAAGACCACATTTTTTTTCAAATGCGTGTATTGACAAATTGTTTTCTTCGCAATAAGCGACAACATTTTGATAAAACATAGACTTCTCCTTTCTTTATTTAATAAAGATTTAGAGAAAAGCTTGACAATCTTTAGAGAAAGTTCTAATATATGAATTGTCGAGAAACATATTTTGAGAGCACTTCCCTTTAAGTTTATTTTTAGGCTTTTCCCTAACCTTTAAACTTATTATATAGAGTGTTCTCTAATTTGTCAACACTTTTTTTAGGTGAAACTCTAAAAAATGGAGGAAAACACAAATGAACACGGTAGAAAGAGTAAAAGACCTATGCAAACAAAGGAAGATTTCAATACATAAATTAGAATTAGAATGTGGTTTTGCTAACGGATATATAGGTCAGTTGCGTAAAGGTACATTGCCAGATGATAGGTTGGGAAAAATTGCCGAATATTTAGGCGTATCAGCCGAATATTTAAGAACTGGCGAAGAAGAGCAGCTTATTTTATCTGAACAAGCTGATTTGTGGATTAAAATTAGAAATGACAAAAGATTATTACACTCATTAAAAACATTTTTCGAGTTAAGTGACGAACAGCAAGAATATGTCCTCGGCTTAATTAATTTATTTAAAGGAGAGTCGTAATAAATGATTGAATCGAAGGATTTTTTAAAGACTATAGTAGAGAAAAGAGATAAAAATGGCAACACTAACTATGCCGACATTGCTAGTTGTCTTGGCATTGATATGATTTCAATGTTGCCATTTATGAGAGAGCTTGGTAATAAAGGTTACATCACCCAAACCCTTGAAGATGTAACTATTACTAAACTTGGACTACTTGCTTATGATGAACTTTAATTAATACTCACGATTTATGAAATTGCGATAAAATCTTTTATTCTTTCAAGTGTACTAGTGCAACATTATGTTGCACTAGTTTTCTTTATATCTGCTATTATTTTATAGATATACTCTAATACTGCATTATCGCTAGTATTTTCTACCATTTCAATAATTTCCTTTTTGTAGTCATTGTTATTCACATTCGCACTTCCCCTCTTTTACTATTGTGACGATGTAATTATTATAGAACACACGTTCTATCGTGTCAAGTGTAGCGGCGATATTGCCAACGCCAATCAAACAATATCGCCTGCCAGAACTTGAAAATGTTTAAGGGTCTTTTCTCAAAGACAAGTTTATTATACATTTATCGTTAGTATATTTCAAATACTTTCGGTCGTGTTATTTCGACTTTATTCGACAACTAACTGGAACTTGTCGATTGCATTACCCATAACGCCTGCATATCCGTCCATTCCATTTGATGTTTCATTGTCTATCTGTTCTGGATAGAAGTTGCGGTTATTGAATACAGATACCATATACTTTGCATACTTCCAAGGCTCACCCTCTGGCGTATAGTAAATGATTTCTATTGCGTCAATCTCGTGCTTCTTGTCACCTGCATAGCCATTATCGTAATCGTCATAATTAAAGCCAGTAACATAAGGAAGCCAATCACCGCCCTTTAAGTGAACTCTGTACTTAACTGAACCTCTGCTAACCTTGATAATAAGTGCTGTGATAGCTTTATTGTCGCCTGCGCCAGCCCAATCTTCTCTGTCCTCTACTTCACCCCACCAACGGTCTGTATAAGCGGCATATGTAGCATATACGTGTTCATCTGTGCTATCCTCTGTGTTATCTTCTTCGCTGTTATCTTCTGTATTATCTTCTTCATTATGAAAGCCATAGAATTCTGATAAGTCGCAAACTCCGTCTACTCCATCTACAACACCGCTTGATGTATACTGCCAGCCTGCAAGGTAATGGTCAATGTTAGGTGTCTTGTCTGTATTAACATCATCATTTAACTGCATTTCATCATAGCCTAAGTAGTAACGTGCTATCCAGAACGGACAATCTAAGTCGCTAGGGTCTGTATAGGGCTTGATGTAACTACCATAGAATGATAAGCCAGTATATACGCCAAAGTCATATCCTGCACCCTCAATAACCTCTTTGTAAGCCTTGATAATATCAATAAGCTCTGAACCTAAGTTTCGCATACAAGTATCTTCAACGTCCATCCAAACTGTTACCTTACGTCCGTCAAGTACCTCTAATACTCTTTTAGCCGCTGCGATAGCTTCTTCTACTGTTGGCGTGTAAACATAATTGTATACACCGCAGATATGCACGCCTGCTAACTGACAGCCTTTCCAGTTGTTTTCAAACTGCTTATCTGGGTCAAAATCACGTCTGATAACCTTAAGAATAGCGTGAGTAAGTCCTGCCGCCTTAACTCTGTTCCAGTCAACTACACCATTCCACGCTGAAAAATCTCCACATTTAATCATAATTAAAATACCTCACTTTCTACTGTTCCTGTTGCATCTGAACTAACTGTGTTATCTTCTGTGCTGTATGTTGCCTTGTAAGTATTTTTAACGCCATCAAGAAAGCTCTTAAGCTCGCTGTCTAGTGCTATATCATTCGCCAAGTATGCCGCAAAATCATTGAAGCTAGCTGACATACTAACTGTGCCGCTTTCGCTGATTGTAGCTGACAGATAAGCTACCTGTTTAAGTGCTCCGTCTGAGTTTTGAACGGATAATGTTCCGTTCTTCTGAATTGATGAGTTGATGTCTAACATTGTGTTTTACCTCCTAATCTTATATCCAATTTTTATTTTCGTTGTCCCAAGTGATAACAACATTATCCCCTATATATCCGCGAAGATAACGTCCATCCCAATCAAACATAATATCACCAGAAAAAGGATTTCTATTAATTACACATCCTCTTTGATAGTATGACCCATCTTCTGTTTGATGCATTATATACAATGCTGTAGTCTTTATTGAGCTGTTAACTACAGATAGAGCACAGTCACCAAAAGAACTCCAACCTTTTGAGTCTATAGAAATTTTTCCTTTTTCAATTTTCGTCCAAGCTTGCGGTTCTCCATTGATGTAAGGCTGGTAATATAATTCGATGCGGTCTCTTAACACTTCTAACTCTAATCCTGCCGAACCATACATTTTAATACCTTTACCGCTCTCAACATTGAACTGCATTTCGCCATCGTTAGTAACGTGCCACAGGGAGTTTAGTGCGCTTGGCGAAGTTCCTTGTACGGCTCCTTTCTGAACAGAAAAAATCCAATCACCAATATTTTTTGAACTTTGAATGTAAGTTCTTCTTAAGTATCCGTCTGGTGCTAAGTAATCATTTTTTAAGCTTCCATCAGTAATATCCCAATTGCCAATGCGACCCCCGGTCCCGATTATATCACTACAAGTAATTGTCCCCGTTGCACTTATAATTGTATTAGTTGATGTTAAAGTAAATGCGTTACCACTAATGTTAACGCTCTTGTTACCGCTAATATTAATAGCCCCCTTAGCCTTAAGCGTTATATCATCTGCAATTGCTTCAATTGCGGATTTAAGCTCGCCACTTTTTGGGTCTTTCTTGATATAAGCACTAAGACTTGCTGTTGTAGCGTAATTTTTAAGGTTATCTTTTGTGGCATATGCTCCTGCTACTTCTAACTTAATCGCTGAACTTTCTTTACTTATTGCTGTGCTTATAGCCGCATTCATCTGCGTTGTTGTGCTGTAGCTACTTAAGCTATCCTTTGTAGCATAAGCATTAGACACTTCAAGTTTAATGCTATTGCTTTCTGCTTTTACAGCCTGCGTTATAGCATTCTTCATAACTGTGGTTGTACTGTAGTTATCTTTTAAATTCTGCTGCACACTTAACAATGATGTAGATATACTATCTAAGTTCATTTTAAAGCTAGCGTTTTGATTAAGCATATAAGCTAATTGTGTGTTAGATACCTCTTTCCAGCTCCAATTTCCTTTATCATCTTTAACCCAACGCCAAGTTTTTTGAGTTGTTTCATTGTATGCTATTGCTCCGTGATGTTTAGCATATTCATCATTGCTAAAAGTCCATACAAGGTTATCACTAGGGTATAAATCATTTGCCGGGTAAATCGGTATGTGCCAGTTCATAGCTGGATAATTATCTTTTGTAGGCGTTTCCGTAACTGTATACACCATAAAATTATCGTTCGTTTGTTGGTATAAGTCAGATAACGTGATTTCATAGCTATCTAACTTCTGATTGACAGTAGAAAACTTAGTCTTAATGCTTTCGTTGTCAACATTTTCAGTCCACCACAATTTATTAGTGATAAAATCACTAGCAACTTTCATCATACCGCCCCATTGAGTATAATCTTTGCCAGCACCACTTGTTATAGCTTGCATAATGACATTAAGTGTCTGTCCCTCGTTGTCCAGATAAATTTTATTGCTCTTAAGTGTATGTGTGCTGTCGTTATTGATAACGTTAAATAGCGTTTCAATATCCAGCTTACTTGCATTAATATTAGCGTCATCTTGAACAACATCATCACGAACAACTTTCCTTGTGACGCCTTTTTCAGTAAGTCCTAAGGCATCAAACATAAGATTGCCAGCTTTATCCCAGACGTACATATTGTAGTCCGAATTAGCGTCTTTACCTATTTGAACTCTTATTCTGTCAGTATCTTTGATGATAATTGTATTGTCTTGCCAATAAGACATTCCATTTTCACTATGAACCTTAAATTTAGTAGTGTTAAGGTCAAGTGCTGTAATCTTGCTTGCAGCTATGCTGTCAATCATAGCGTCTTTAATCTGTGCATTGCCGATAACACTTACAACTGCATTAGCGAATTCTGTTGTTAAACTTTTACCTGTCGCAGAACCAAACATTAAGGTCTTAATGTCTGCTACATCTGCATTTAACACGCCTACCTGTGCATAATCTGCTTGTAACTTAGCGATATTAGCTTCATTAATTGTAGCTTTACTTGCTGTCAAATTAACAATATCTGCTGTAATAGCTTCAATCTTATTAGCCTTTAATTGGTCGATATACGCTTGATGTGCTTTTAAACTCTCAATATTAGCACTAGTTATATCGGCATTTTCGATAACTGCCTTGTTGATTAAGACTAAATCAGCGTAGTATCGTTCCATTTGCTTTGTTATCGGACCACTAGCAATATTGCTGTTTTCTGTGTCAGATTGTCCGATAGATGTAACTGTGTCCATTAAACCACCGTCACATTCGTGCGTAATCTGCATTATAGGTACTTTGTAATCAACGCCGCCCTTATTAACATTTATAATGTCGCCTACCTCTAATCGCCAATCACCTAAAAACTTAACTGTAAGCGGTCTAAACTGAAAGCCGCCTATCTTTTTATAAATCTCATTTAAGTTAGCTTGTGTCATAAATGGATTAGCAAAGCTAAGTCCAGTTGTACCACTGCCGCTAGTGATTGTGCTAGTTTCCTTATCACCAGACTTTGTATTGTTACAAGTCAGCTTTCTTATCGTAAAATCTTTGCTAGTGGTAAAAGTAACCCCTTGCTGATAGTATTGATGTCCGTCAAGCACATAACCGCTATCTTTGTACCACTTTATTTCAAGGTTTCCGTCAGAATTAATAGCCGCATTTCCACCTTGTAGCATAGCCATATAACCTATCATTTCACGCATTGTATAGCCTTGCGGCTTATCTATGATTGTATGTGTGTTTGTTATGCTAGTTGCTAACTTTATGCCTAATTTTGTGCAAATTTCCTCTAAAATAGCCTTGTCTATACTAGGATAAGTTAATTTAGAGAAGTACCCTTTTTCAGCTTTGTACATCTTGTCATAAGCTGTGTACTTAGTGTATTCGCCGTTACTTTCTTCTTTAGTTACAGTAAATATGCCTATCTGTACATACTCAATGCCGCTATCGCCCTTAACACCCTCAAAAATGGTTATATCCTTATTTTCAAGCGTGATTTCTGGATTATAAATAGAAAAGGTAACACTACTACTGCAAGTATTACCTATCGAAATGCTATTGTTTGGATTGATTATATTGCTGTACTTAAATTCATTAAGTGTCTGATTGTATTCTTTTCCGTCAACTAAATATTTGCTGTAATATCTTGCATACAGTAAGTTGAAATCCGCACCCCAATTAATATTTTTCATTTATTGGATTGCTCCTTTCTGAATGATTAATCGTTAATCATAAAGCCAAGTGCGATAATGTTAGCTGGCTCAATGGCTTCACAACTATCAAATGCACTTATATCAACTTTCGTGTATTCAGATACTTCTATCTCCTGTTCTCCTAGTTCTTCAAGTTCTGATTTTATCTTATCGTTGTTATCTTTATTTTCCTCGCGTATCTTTTCTATCGTTTCTATGACTGCCTTAAAGTGTGGCTCTAACATCTTAATGTTAGACATAATGGCAACTGCTAATCTGCCACCCATTTTAAGCTGTGCTACACTTGCAAGTGCTTCATAATGTGCTAAAACTTCATTTCCTGTTATTTTCATAGTTAATCTCCTTATTTCTGAATTAAACTTAATTTTGCTCCGACTATTAATCCATCCTCATTCTTTGCTCTTGTGAGATACGGATATGTCACATCTCCTGTGTATATTGTCATTTCCTTTTGTTGACCGCCTAAGAACAGGACTTGTGCTGTTGGGAATGGGTTATCTATGTCGCTAATCACATTATCAAGCAATAATGC